CCAGTGCTTGAGCGATGACCAGGAGCAGCAGCTACCAACCTATAAAAGCGCGGTGTCACTGACTTACACCTTTGCGCATGAGTACGATAACCCTATTTATCCGCTCTTGCGTAAGGCTGACGAATCCGGCGACGTTAAAGCATTGCGCATGTATGTACCAAAAGCAAAAGAAATGCGCCTTTGGGCTGGTGTGCTTTCTTTCAATGAGATCCCACAAACGGCGGTAAACGAAATGGAAACCGTTTCTTTGTCGGTATCCCTGAAAGGTCGCTTTACTTTCTTGCCGTCTACTCAGGCTTAATTTAAAGGGGCGCATTGCGTCCCTTTTTTATTTGATGTAATATCACCTCAATATTTAACCACTCAGGAGAAATGACAATGGCTAAAATGAAATTGACTCTTGCCCCGCTTCCAGATTTCAAACTTCCAGTTAAATTTGTATTGCCGGATGGTAACGAGCAAAAAATTGTGTTTACCGTTAAGCATAAAAAGGCCAGCGAGATTCAAGAGCTTTACCAGAAAGAAGGTATTAAAGATCCTGAATTTATCATGAATGTTGCAGTTGGTTGGGATCTGGAGGAAGAATTCAACGAAGAAAACGCGCAACTGTTAGTTGATTATTATCCTGGCGCGGCGCTGGCTCTTATGGGATCTTATTTAAGTGCGCTGGCAGGGCAACGCGTAAAAAACTAAAACGGGCGGTTTATCTGTATTACCAGAAGCCGCCGACAGATGCAGAATTGCAAGCCGTAGGATTAACCCGCGCAGACTATGAAGGAGAAGATCCGCCAGAGGTCATATTTGATGAAAGTATGATGCAATCATGGGATATATTTTGCGCGATGGGTACACAGTGGCGTAGTGCTGGCGCTGGTGCTTACGGTTTTGATTATAATGTTTTGCCTATGTTATTCAGAATCTATAAAATAGACGATGAAGAAATGGCCTTAAATGACTTGCGCATCATGGAACAAAAAGCACTGGAAATGATGCAAGCAAATAACAAATAAAGCGCCTACGGGCGCTTTTTTTATGAGGGTAAAATATATGGCTGAACAATTTGCAGGTTTAACACTTGGCGTTAACGTCGAGCAGTTAAACAGGGCTGTAAAGTCATTGCAGGACTTTAAAAAAGCAAACGACGAAGCAAAGAAAGGCGTTGAGAGCTTTGTTAATGAGGAAGAAATTGCAAAGCAAAGAGCAAAACAATTAGCTGATGAATTGGCGAAACAGAGCCGTGAATTTAAACGCATTCAGGACACTGTTGATCCGACAGCGGCGAAAATGCGCAAGCTATCTCAGGCCGCAAGTGATCTTGATAAGCTATGGCAAAAGGGCATTGTTCCCGATGAAACGTTTTTCCAGTTGGGGAGTATGCTGGAAACTCAGATCAGTAAGCTGGAGCGTAATAAAAAGGCGTTAACGGAAGAAGGCCGCGCAGCACTTGAGGAATCAAAAGCCAAAGAGAAAGCAGCGTTAGCAGGAAAAACTTTCCTTGCGGATCTGGAATCGCAAGCCGCCGCGCTTGGAAAAACAAAAGCCGAATTGCTGGAAATGAAAGCGGCGCAACTTGGCGTAAGTGCTCAGGCCGCGCCATTCATTGCACAGCTTAAAGCGCAAGAAAAACAGATGAAGTTAACCGGAATTAGCGCGGGGCAATACAAGCAAGCTATGGCGCAACTTCCGGCTCAGATTACTGACGTTGTAACGTCGCTGGCTTCCGGTATGCCCGTTTGGTTAGTTGCAATCCAGCAGGGCGGACAGATTAAGGATTCTTTCGGCGGCGTTGGTAATACGTTTAAAGCGCTGTTGTCGTTTCTGAATCCGGTAAACGTTGGCCTTGCCGCCTTAGCAGTTTCAATGGGTGCTCTTGTTAAGGCTGGTTATGATGCGTATAAGTCGCAACGTGACTTGCAAGAGGCGTTGGTGCTGACTGGTGGCTATGCTGGCACAAGCGGCGCACAGTTCGATAAGCTGGCGCAGGACATTAATAACAGCACTGATGCGACGATAGGAAACATCCGATCCATCGCAACAGAGCTTGCAAAATCCGGCAAGTTCACGATTGATCAGATTAAAGCAATCACGAAAACTACCGCTCAGTGGTCAACGGTAACTGGTGAATCAAGCGACAAAATAACCGATTACTTTAATAAGATTGCTGGCGATCCGGTTAAAGGTCTTTCAGAGCTAAACGAGCAATTCAACTTTTTAAGCGAAGGGCAGTTAACTTATATTGCAGACCTGGAGAAAACGAAAGGAAAAACGGAAGCAGTGACGGCGGCGACAAAGTTATTTGCTGATGTTATGGATCAGAGATTAGCTAAACTGGCAGACTCAGCAACGCCATTAGAAAAGATGTGGACGAACATTAAAAAATGGGCGTCAGATGCATGGGGTTGGGTTGGAGATCACACGCTGGCGGCGCTTAACCTGATTATTGACGTTGTAGCCGGAACCGTTGAGCAGGTTCGTTATTTGCTTAATCAGGGTGATATTCTCATTGGTGAATTTATTGTGTCGGCAACCAAAACGATGCAAAAAATCCCAGGGCTTGATAATGTTGGCGATTCTGTTATTTCGCAGCAACAGAAGATTATCAATAACGCTAAGGAGAACAACAAGGAGCTATTAAAATCAATTGCAGAACGTAACGAGCGAGTCAAAAAAGGCGAGCAGGGTTACATTGACATGATGAAAAATCGTGCGGCGGTTGAACAGCAATATGCGACAAAAACAAAAGAGAATATAAGGAAGGAAGCCGAGGAATTAGCCAAACGCGATAAAAAGCAAAAGGCTGAAAAAGTTAAGGTATCGGCTGGCGATAAGCTGGAAGAACAATATCAGCGTGATATCCTGGCGTTAGAAACTCAATTAAGAGTTTTGAAAGAGCACAAGACGATCACTGATACCATAAGCCAGCAACGTAAATCTTTATGGGCTGAACAAGCTAAAATTCAGATTTTGCAAGAAGCCTCAACAAAACGGCAACTTACTGATGAAGAAAAAAGCATTTTAGCCAACAAAGATAAGATCCTGGCGATGGCTGAACAAAAAGCTATTTTAGGCGATCAGATTGTTGCGCAAACGCGCCTTAATCAGTTGCAAGATAGCTCAATCAAGTTTATCCAGCAGCAGAAAGCAGCAACAGAAGCCCTAGCCAAAACCAGAGGGTTAAGTGAACGTGAAGCAGCAAGAGCGGCGGAACGTGCAAAGGTTGAGGCTGATTATCTTGCCAAAGGAGGCAAGGAAGGAGATCCGCAACTCACCGCAATGATGGATGCATTAGACAATCGCTATAAAGAGGAAGATGCTAAACGTGCTGATTGGTTGGCTGGCGCTAAAAATGCCTTTGCGGAGTACGGCGAGGAAGCAATGAACATGTATGATAATATCGGCAACATTGCGAGCCAGGCGCTAAACGGCCTATCTCAACAAATGGCTGATTTTTTGACTACTGGACAAGCAAACTTCAAAGACTTTGCAAAATCGATCATTAGCCTTATTGTTCAGATGATCACAAAGATGGTTATCTTCAATAGCATTTCCGGCATGATGGGCGGCTCAACCTGGACGCTTGGAAGTCTTTTAAGCGGTGCTGGTTTTGCTGGCGGCGGTTATACTGGCGACGGTGGCAAATATGATCCGGCTGGCGTTGTTCATAAGGGTGAGTTTGTTTTCACCAAAGAGGCAACGCAAAGAATCGGAGCTAAAAACCTGTATCGCATGATGCGAGGTTATGCAAACGGCGGTCAAGTAGGAAGCGTGACAACTGGCGGCGCTGGCATCAATCGCGGTGCATCGCAATTTGCATTTGGTGATATCAACGTTAACATTGACAACGGTCAAGATCCAAAAGGGATGGAAACTGGTATCAAGATGATTTTCACTGAAATGATTCAACGGTCATGCTCGCAAGGTGGCGAGGTTTATAATTTTGTTCATGGGAGGGCTTAATGTTAGATGAATTTACCTGGTGTACGCAGATTCAGAGCGGCGGCGGTGTAATGACAACTACCAATAACGACAGGGAAGTTGTTTTTGGTAACGGTTATCGCCAAAAGGCATCTTCTGGATTTAACACGGAGCGGAGGGAGTTTTCTATTGTTTACGCTGGCACTGATTATAAAAAAGTGAAAGCGTTCATGACGGATCACAGATTAAAGCCTTTCTTGTGGAGGATGCCGGATGGTGATTTAGGGTTGTTTACTGTTAAAGCCGGAACGGTAGGACTAACTCCAATAAGCCCAACCGCTCAGGAAGTCAAAGCAACATTCACGGAAGAATTTACATCCATGCGATAAATCAAAGCCGCCATTGTGCGGCTTTTTTATTGTGTCTATAATGGTGCTTTATTGGAGGGCATAGAATATGGCTGAAAAACAGATCAAAAAGACTTTTGAAAATTGTCTGCAATCGCTTTTCCCTGGTGAAATAATTACGCTTGTTGAGGTTGACGGCACAAAATTTGGTGCTCAGGTTTACCGCTTTCATGCTGAAAATATCGCGTACACACCAGAGGAATTAATGCAAGCGCGTGAAACTGGAATATTGCCGCCGAAAGATATTAAATTCCGTGGCGAGGTTTACGGGGCGCGGCCTTTTGGGATTACTGGCATCGGATTTACAAGTAACGGAAAGGCAGAGAAACCACAATTAGCGCTTTCAAATTTAGATAGCCGCGTATCTGCATTAATCAGATCATATAATGGCATGATGCAAGCCAAAGTAACAATTTGGGTTACATCGGCTGATTTAATTGATGAAGAAGGAAACGTGGAGGACGGCGCATATAGAAAGCTGGTTTATTATATTGAGCGTCCGAATTTTGTTAATCAGACAGTTGCACGTTTTGAATTAACATCACCTTATGATATGGATGGAATTATGATCCCGCCACGACTCACGCAAAGCGTTTGTTATTGGGCGCAAAGGGGATGGTATAGAAGCGGGAAAGGTTGCGGATATAACGGATCGGCAATGTTCGATAAAGACAACAATCCGGTAACAGATCCGAGCAAGGATTATTGCGCCGGAACAGTGACAGCCTGTAAATTGCGCTTTGGCGATCAAAATGAATTAGATTTCGGCGGTTGCGCGGTTGCATCACTATTGAGGAAAAACCAATGATTAACGCAAAAATTAAACTTGAAATTATGCGCCATGCCAATGACATTTATCCTAATGAATGTTGCGGCCTGGTAACTCAAAAATCACGCGTACAGAAATATCACCGGATCGACAACGTAAGTAAGGATCCGGAAAAGCATTTTGAAATGGACGCTGAACAATATGCAGAAGTTGAGGACGGCGGCGCGGATATCATAGCGATAGTTCACAGCCACACAGGGGAAGGTGCAACCACAATTCCTAGCGCACACGATTTGTGCATGTGTGATGAAACTGGTGTTTCTTGGGTTATCGTTTCGATACCAGAGGGAGACATGAGAATCATAGATCCACAATCACGGCCTTTGATTGGTCGCCCCTGGTCGCTTGGCGCTTATGATTGTTGGGGGCTTATTATGGCATGGCATAAAGAGCAAGGCGTGATCCTGAATGATTTCCGCAAGCCGTATGAATGGTGGAAGACGGAACATGGTGAAAACCTTTATCAAGATAATTACTTGAAAGAAGGTTTTATAGAAACAGGTGAACCGCCAAAGCCAGGTGATATGATCATAATGCAGTTGCAAGCGCCAGTATGGAACCACGCCGGAATTTATTTAGGCAACAATCAACTATTGCATCATGCATTCGGCAAGTTGTCGCGAGTTGATTTATATTCTGGATGGTATCAGGAACACACAACAATGATTTGCAGACATAAGGATCTGAAAAATGAATAAGGTTATCAACGTAAAATTATCAGGCTCATTAGGTCGCCGCTTTGGTGTTTTCCATAAATATGCTGTTGATAGTTGGCCTGAATGCGTAAGGGCATTATCAAGCCAGGTTGAAGGATTCAAAGAATTTATGCAAAGTGAAATCGGATCAAAGATGAAGTTTGCAATTTTCGTTGATGGTAAAAATGTTGGCCTGAATAATGATAGTGCATGGCGTTGCGCTCGCGAGGTTCGAATTGTTCCGGTTCCAACAGGTTCAAAAAGTGGCGGTTTATTCCAAGTTGTTTTGGGTGCTGTTATTATGGTCACTGCGTTTTTCACTGGTGGTGCATCGCTGGCGGCTATGGGTGCTTTTTCATCGGCTGCATTTATGATGGGTGGAGCAATGGCTCTTGGCGGCGTAATGCAAATGATTAGCCCACAACAAGGAGGAATGAGAATGGAGAGCCAAAGCGCAGCAAATAAACCATCATATGCGTTTGGTGGTGCTGTTAATACTACGGCGGCAGGTTATCCGGTATGTTTGCCGTATGGTTATAGAACGGTTGGCGGCGCTGTATTCAGTGCTGGCTCATACGCAGAAGATAAACTTTAATTATATAAACCCGCCGTTGCGCGGGTTTTTTGTTACATGTACAATGGCAGCACGTTTAAATAGCACAAAAGGTTAAAAGCTATGATCAAAAATATGATAACTGGCAGTAAGGGCGGTTCTTCAAAGCCTCATACACCTGTTGAAATGGAAGATAACCTAATTTCAATTAACAGGATCAGAATTCTTTTAGCCGTTTCTGATGGTGAAGTTGATCCAGACTTTTCATTGAAAGATTTATATTTTGATGACGTTCCGGTTATGAATCAGGATGGTTCACTAAACTTTCAGAATGTTAAGGCAGAATTCAGGCCAGGGACGCAAACGCAGGATTATATTCAGGGGTTTACTGATACAGCCAGCGAAATTACAGTTGCTCGCGATCTGACAGCCGCAACGCCTTATATTATTTCTGTTACCAATAAAAACCTTTCTGCGATCCGTATTAAAATTTTAATGCCTCGCGGGGTTACTCAGGAAGATAACGGAGATCTAACAGGTGTTCGCGTTGAATATGCTGTTGATATGGCTGTTGATGGTGCTGAATATAAAGAGGTTTTGCATGATGTAATTGAAGGTAAAACAATGAGCGGTTACGACAGAAGCCGCCGAATTGATTTACCTGTTTTCAATGATCGTGTTTTATTGCGCGTCCGTCGCCTGACAGATAGCACGTCAGCAAGGGTAACGGATCTGATTAAAATGCAAAGCTATGCTGAAGTTGTAGACGCTAAATTTCGTTACCCCCTGACTGGTTTAGTATATGTTGAGTTTGACAGCGAATTATTCCCTAATGCGTTGCCGAATATCAGCATTAAGAAAAAATGGAAAATCATTAATGTTCCGTCAAATTATGATCCTATTTCCCGTACTTACTCAGGGTCATGGGATGGAACCTGGAAAAAGGCATGGAGTAATAACCCTGCTTTTGTTCTGTATGATTTGATTACCAATCAGCGTTACGGACTCGATCAAAGAGAGTTAGGCATCGCGCTTGATAAATGGAGCATTTACGAATGTGCGCAGTATTGCGATCAGATGGTTCCAGACGGTAAAGGCGGAACAGAGCCGCGTTATCTTTGCGATGTTGTGATCCAGAGCCAGGTAGAAGCATATCAGCTTGTGCGTGATATTTGCTCAATCTTCCGTGGCATGAGCTTTTGGAATGGTGAGAGCCTTTCAATCGTGATCGATAAGCCTCGCGATGCGTCATACATCTTTACTAATGACAACGTGGTTAACGGTGAATTCACTTACACGTTTGCCAGCGAAAAAAGCATGTACACGCAATGCAACGTGACTTTCGACGACGAACAAAACATGTATCAACAGGATGTTGAGGGAGTTTTCGAAACGGAGGCGGCGTTACGTTTTGGCTATAACAGCACGTCAATAACTGCCATTGGATGCACTCGACGCAGTGAGGCTAATCGCCGTGGACGCTGGATTTTAAAAACCAACGTCAAGAGCACAACGGTAAACTTTGCTACAGGTCTGGAAGGTATGATCCCAACCGTAGGCGATGTGATTGTTGTATCGGATAACTTTTGGTCAAGCGCTCTAACGCTGAATCTATCAGGTCGCGTGATGGAGGTTAGCGGGTTGCAGGTGTTCACGCCGTTTAAGGTTGACGCAAGAGCAGGTGATCGCATTCTGGTAAATAAGCCCGATGGTAAGCCAGTTGGTCGAACCATTGCGCGTGTAAGTGATGACGGTAAAACGCTAACGCTAAACACGACATTTGGCTTTGACGTTCAGCCAGATACCATTTTTGCAATTGAGCGAACCGATATTGCACAGCAACGATATGTTGTAACCGGAATCACTAAGGGTGACGGTGATGAAGAATTTACCTACAACATAACGGCTGTTGAATACGATCCTAACAAATACGATGAAATTGATTATGGCGTAAACATTGATGACCGTCCGACTTCAATCGTGCAGCCTGACATTTTGCCAGCGCCGCAAAACGTCAAGATCGAATCTTATTCGCGAGTTGTCCAGGGCGCGAGCGTGGAAACAATGCACGTTTCATGGGATAAGGTTGAATATGCAAGCCTTTATGAAATGCAGTGGAGAAAAGACAATGGCAACTGGAACAACACGCCGCGCACAGCAAACAAGGAAACGGAAGTTGAAGGAATTTATGCCGGAAACTATCACGTAAGGGTTAGATCTGTTGCAGCGAATGGTTCAGCGTCTGGATGGTCAGCCATTGTAAGCGCCGGATTAACTGGCAAGGTTGGCGAACCGGAAATGCCAATTAACCTTACTGCGTCTGACAATGAAGTTTTCGGAATTCGCGTAAAATGGGGTATGCCAGAAGGAAGCGGAGACACGGCATATATTGAGTTACATCAAGCGCCAAACGGTTCTGATGGTCATCCTATTGTTGATGAAGCAACGCTCTTAACGCTGATACCGTTCCCGCAATATGAGTATTGGCATTCAATATTGCCAGCGGGTCATGTTGTCTGGTACAAGGCAAGGGCTGTTGACAAAATCGGGAATGTTTCTGATTGGACTGATTTTGTGCGCGGCATGGCTTCCGACGATACGAGCATTATCACGGATCATATTAAGGTCGATATTGAAAATTCTGATGGCTATAAGTGGTTACAGGAAAACGCAATAAAGGCCAATGATAAGATCCACAGCACAGCGGAATCAGTGATTGAAAACGCATTGGCGAATGATAAAGATGTGCGACGTATGCGAGTTGAAAACGGCAAGCGTAAAGCAGAGTTCTTGCAATCGCTGAAACTCATTGCAGATGAAACAGAAGCAAGGGTAACGCAGGTCACTCAAATGAGTGCGCAATTTGACGAGAAATTAACGGCTCAAAATAGCGAATTGAGAGAGGTAATTGCTAACAGCACTGAAACCATTAGCCAAAGGATTGATCAGCTTACAGCTACGTTTGAGGGCGAAATTGACGGTGTTAAGCAGGATATCAAAGCACAGATAACTGATGTTAACCAGGCAATCACCAATGAAGCGGAAGCGCGAGCGTCAGCGGATAGGGCGTTATCAACTCAAATTGGTGATACCCAATCAGCGGTTAACCAGAAACTTGATTCTTGGGTTAATGCCGATAGCGTAGGCGCGATGTACGGCGTTAAGTTGGGGTTACGTTACAACGGGCAGGAATATAGCGCGGGTATGGCTCTTTCCCTTGTTGGTGACGGATCAGGAGTTAAATCACAATTCCTGTTTGATGCTGGACGATTTGCGATAATAAACAACCAACAGAGCGGAGGTTTTACACTACCGTTTGTTGTTGAGAATAATCAGGTGTTTATCAACAGCTTACTTGTGAAAAATGGCTCTATTGGTAATGCTCAGATTGCGGATCAGATTAACTCTAACAACTGGAGCAGCGGCGCGGCTGGATGGATGATTAATAAGAATGGTTATGCTGAATTTAACCAGATAACGGTAAGGGGTACAGTGTACGCAAACGCCGGATCATTCACTGGTAACGTTTACGCTACTGATGGTTGGTTTAGGGGTACTGTTTACGCTGAAAAAATCGAGGGCGACGTTGCAAAGGCTGTTGTGCTTGGGTTTAACGGATCGGTTCACATTCCGGCAGTAAACTACAACAGACACCTTGTGATTCCTTATGTTGGTTTGCATGGCTATACCTATTCAGGTGGTACGTGGGGCGGTGGTACTGTTTGGGTTGATTCATCATATGGCGGTCGCTTGGCTAACGTTCAAGCTACGGCTATGCATGGCGGTTCAAGTGGATACCTTCTGTTACCAGCGGGTAACGCAACAACGCTTTCATATGGTGGCAACCTGAACCACGCTAACGCGGTTCCAGTATTAACAATACTGCTATTCAAAGCATAAAAAGGAGGTAAATCAATGCCCTGGCTTAACGGTCGGGGCATTTTGTTTTCTTTTGTTCCACGATGTTCACAACCGAATCCGGCGTAAAATTGAAAACGTATTGAAAACAAAAAGAACAAATTAAATATCTATATAATACATACACTTAGAGTTTAATTATTATTATATATATCTATTTGTATTCTTATTGTTTCTATTGTTCTCTATGGTTTGGTGTGGTTGTGTGTTTTGGATTGGTTAATGATTATATATCTCATGGTATGTATTTATATATGGTATCCGGCGTAAATGAGTGAACAATGGAACACTAAAACAACAATTGGTAAAATCATAAACTTACGATGTGATTTTGTTGTCAATGCTAGTTGTAAACGTATGCAAAACAAAAAGAACACTTAAAGTGTATTGACTACATGAAACATTCACATATAATGCAGACATACCAACGAGAGGATGACCAAATGAGCGATTTTAAAGTTTACACCTTTGACCAGTTAACCAACGATGAATATCACGATCCGAAAGGCTGGGCGGCTGAATACGTTAGCGGCTCAAGCCTGGCGGAAATCTTTGCAACTTGTCCGGCAGCATGGAAATACAGACCACGCGAGGAAAGCAAAGCGCTTGTTTTTGGTACGCAGTCACATACCAACTTTCAAAGCAGTGAGTTGTTCGCAAAAGAGTACCGCCGAGCGCCAGCGCCGGAAGATTACGAAAACTTGATCACAAGCCAAACGGCATTAGCAAGCAAGTTAAAATCTTTTGGCCTGACTGGTACAAGCGGGAAAACTTATCCAGACCTGATAAAAATGATGGTTGATTGTGGTGAGGATCTTAATGTTCAGTGGCTGATTGAAATGATCGCAGAGAGCCAGGCGCGAGCGGATAACGTTGAATTGGTTCCTGCTAAAGATTACGACGCTTGCGTTACCATGCGCCGTGTACTGGAAAGCATACCGGAACACAACGCTTGCATGAATAGCACAACAGCACAACGCGAGCTATCAATTTTCGGCACTATAAAAGGCGTTAAGGTAAAAGTAAGGCTTGACCATGTTGATATTTGCAAAGATGTGCTGGCAACTGTTATCTCAGGTTATGACGGTGAAGGGAATCCGGTATACGAAACGACGCGTTTTGATGAAGCGATTGTGATCACAGATTACAAAACAACGTCAAGCGCAAACCCAACCGAATTTTCAAGGCTGGCATTCAATCACGGTTACTATTTAAAAATGGCATTGCAGCACGACCTATTCAAGAAAGCGTATCCAGAAGAAACGCGACCTGTTGTTGTTCGACTTCTGGCGCAGGAAAAGAAAGAGCCATTTTTACCGATCGCATACCGCATGACAGATGAACAATTAAAGATCGGACGTTTGCAATACATGAGCGTGATAAACCAGTTTGCAGAATGCCAGGTAAATGACGTTTGGCCTTCATATGCAAACGGAGAGCCGGAAATTGACCTGCAAACGCCTGATTGGGTTCGTCGCCAATACAAAGGTTTTTTATAAATAGCACTTTTTGCTAAAACTGCCATTAGATGCGTGGTATACTACACGCATCAACCAACGAGAGAGAGGAAATAAAAATGGAACAGCAATTAAATGAACAAGACATTCAAGATGTGCGCGATCATGTAGGCGGATTTGTAAATGCATTAGGGATTATGCAACGCCAGTTCTTGCGCGTAATTGATCCAAGCGAATCACCGGAAACTCTTGAATATGTTCGCAAGGTTGCATATTCGATTGATAACGTTGTGTTAACGGTTTTTAAAATGGAAAATAACGAAGAACATCGCAAGATGATTAATCAGGCAAGTGAAATTATGATCCAGAATTTGATTGATTATCACAACGAGAACGAAGAAAAGCATTAATTAACACGGCGGCGCAAGCCGCCATTATTAAACCGGAGTCAATGAAATGAAATTATCAGATCAAAACGCAAACGTAATTAAGGCATTGTTTGAGGCGCGTCAGTTATTCACAAAAGTAAAAAAGGATAAGCAAAATACGCACCTTAAAAACAAATATGCAACGCTTGACAGTGTTCTTGATGCAATTATGCCTGGTCTCACTGATAAGGGTTTATTCCTGACGCAAGATCAGAAAGTCAGTGAAGATCTTAAATCAATGACTGTATTCACGCGATTCATTCATGTTGAATCAAATGAATGGATTGAATATAGCTTTACGCTTCCAATGCAGAAATTAGATCCGCAAGGTGGCGGCTCAACAAACAGCTATGCGCGACGTTATGCTCTTTGCACTGCTCTTGGCCTGGCAACGGCTGACGATGACGCAAATCTTGCCACAAAAAACGCGCAGGATTGGAAAAAAGATCTTGATGCTTGCGATAACCTTACAGACTTGCAAGAAACGTTTAAAACTTCTTACAAGCAATCTGATGCGGCTAACCGTAGAATCATTAAAGAGCATTACGACAAGCTGAAAGCGAAAATTGAGATCGGAAAGGCTCGAGGTTTTAATCCGGCTGAACCAGCGGCAAATGTTGCGAAGAATGAAAAAGTTGAAAACCAACCGCAACAGGAAGTAAAATCACAGTCTATCACTGACTTTGAATAATTTATCTCGGGGCGATAACGCCCCGATAAGGAAATAAAATGCACGTAATCACCGGAGAAATTCGCAAAGAGCCATTTGTAAAGCAAGGCGCAAACGGCACGTTATACATCGTTGAGCTTTCGGAGTCATTTAAAGATCGTGAAGGTAATCGACAATACACCAATTACAAATTCTTCTTTAATGCTAAAAGCGACGGCATGAATAATTGGTATCGTGAAGCATTTCAGCAGGGTAAAGTTATTTCTGTATCATGCGATCAGTTACGCATTGATAGCCAGGAATACAACGGGCAGATTTATAACACATTGACGTCGGCGGGTTTTCCTAATCTTTTATTCAGCCAACGCGGAGAAGGGCAAGCGCCACAACAGCAGCAACCTCGACAGCAACAACAAGCGCCACGCCAGCAAGCGCCTCAAAACAACGAGCCGCCTATGGATTTTGATGATGATATCCCATTCTGATAAAAGAAAAGGAGCCGAAAGGCTCCTTTTTTATTACTTAGCAATCTGAATAAACATTGATTGCATTTCCTCGATCATCTTTTTCATTTCTGCTACTTCATTTTTTAGCTCATTGATTTCATCTTGTTGCTTCTGAATGGTTTCATTCTGCTTATCTGAATCATCAATCATTTCATTAATTGCGTTAACCAAAAGAGCAGTTACACCGCCATAGCTAACACCTAAATATTCTGAATCTGAAATCTTGTAAACCGCTTCCGGTAAAACAGTTTGCACGTCTTGAGCTATTACACCAGCCTCCTCCGAATAGAAAGAATATTCATCTTCATCAAGATTGTTGCGCTTAAAATAAGTGTAACCTTTTATTGATTTCACTTTTTCTTTAGCGCTTTCAATCTCTTTTAGGTTTGCTTTCAGGCGAATATCGGAAGTGTTAACCCATTGCACAGCAGACGCATAACCAGCATCGTTAAACCCATAAACAGCGCCCCTTACATTAAAATGAGTTTCGCAACCTCCAGCGCCATATCTGGCAACATCTATACCAAAAGCCCAATCACCACCCCACCTTACAACCTTAACAACGTTAACGGCTACATCATCGCTTGGAAGTTCAACAAGCATACCAGCGGCGCGATCACGCCATGCAGTAAAAGCACCACCCTCAACATGTCCACCTATAAAGCAATTCGCACCACCCCTCCTAGCACCTTCAACATAAGCAAAACGTGCATCTTCTGGAGTAAATGATTGAATAGTTCTGTATGCAACATTGCTACTCTTTGTAAATGCAAACATCACTTGATTATCAGCAATAGCTTGAAGAATGCCATCTCCATTTTGCCTAAATCCAGTATCAGTATCTCCAATTACTATAGAGTTACTACCAAGAGCATTACCAATCCCCCTACCGATTGTTATTGAGTTGTAATTCAGCGCGTTGCCACTTTCATCAAACTGATAATAGTTTGTGTCGCCACCTTCTCTAGTTACTTGAATAGTTGCCTTTGCAATACCACCCTGAATTTCGTTGTAAACCCTTGAATACGAAATCTGTACTCCTTCTGCATTTTTGTTTAACAAATAAAGTATGCCGGAGTTTGCAGAGTTTTTTTCTGTTAGGCTTATTCCTCTAAAAACAGGAATGTCAGTTTCACCAATGCCAAAATTACTCCTTGCTTGCCCTATGCTTTGAGCGCCAGTGCCTCCTCGTTCGATGTGTAATGGTTTGATGTTTCCATAATCATCTTGAACACCCCACACACCATTGTTAGCTACAAGCATATTTAGTTTTCCATCAGGTGATTTTATGGAGTTAAAATCTCCTGGTGTTTCGCTAGTAATGCAAAAAACACCTTGCACACGAAAGTTTTTTCTTGCCCCTTCAATATTTTCCGCACCAGTGCCGCCAGCACCAACAGAAAGAGCGGATGTGCTGTTATCGCTATTTCTTGCAACTCGCCACTCGCCGTTGTTTGCGATCCGTAATTCATAAGTCCATGTAGGGTTACGAAATGAGTTATAATCACCTGGATTTTGCCCCTTAACTGAATTAACAGCCTCAACTTTCAGCGCCTCCCTTGCTAAATCTTTATTAGCAAGATCATTAAGATTCTGATCCTTATGCAGAAGGTTTTCAGGGTTAACTTGTTGTGCCCATTGGCGAGCTTCATCACGCGCAGTCTCAGCGCCAGCCTTTGCAGAGTCGGCGGCAATCTTTGATTGTTCAGCGGCAAGTTGTGATTCCTTTGCTGCATCGCGAGCATTAACAGACTCGTTTTTAATTGATCCAATTTCAGAAACGGCGCTATCTTTTATTTGTTGCGTCTGCGTTTTTATTGCGTCAGTGTCCGCCTTAATCTGATTGGTTTCATTGACAGCAGCATCCTTAATCTGTTGAGTCTCAGATACAGCAGAATCCTTAATCTGTTGCGTTTCATTTTTTAGTTGCTCAGTTGCCGCTTTGTCGTTTGCTACCTGTTGAGCATCAGCATTAACCTTGTTAACTAAATCTTGCAATGTTTTCAGATCGAAGTTTTTAAAGAATTCAATTGCTTCCTCAATTACCGTTTCTTTACTTTGGTAATAACGCAGCGTTTCCGCTACATCTTGCGCCATTCCGTCAACAGTCAAAGAATCATTTAACAGGATCACATATTTTCCATCAGGAACAACAGCGCCATCAGTGCTAATTGCTTTCATTTCAGTGTTGCTAACAATCTCACTAATAACAGCAAGTTTAATAACTGGCTGATCAAGAAATACAATGGTTGCACCAGTGCGGATTAATGACAAAGGTTCACGCCATTTTGTGCCAGTACCAGTTATAACGCCTTGCGCGTCCATCGCGGCGGTTCCAGTGCGATATAAAGCCATAATTTCACCTCATTTACTTGATTAAAATAGTGTAGTGATTATGCGATATTGCTATGTTACATGCAATAAAAAACCCGCCGTAGCGGGTTTCGTCAACAACAACGAGAAGTCAATGAAACAGATTCATCGAAAAGTGTTAGTAGCAGTATGAATATTATAATAAGTCACTTGCCTTGTAAAGCCTCCGCTCTATTCCATTTTTGAATTTACCGTTAATTGGTAACATTACGTCTAATTCGCGATCATCAGCAGCAATCAAAGTATCGCGATCATTAGCATGGCACACAACGCGCATTTTGCGATCTCCTTTGTACCTGTATGCTACAATTTCAAGATTTGATGCAGAGAAACAAGCCCATACTTCTTGTCCCGTCGCCAGGTGGATATGTTGCGCATCAATCCAATCAACGCAAAGATAGATCGTCTTATCAGTCTTGCCAGTTACTGCAACAGAGCCTCGCGTATAATCCTTAGCGTAAAAACTGCTTTGACCTTCCTCATTGACGAAAAGAATATTACACATTTCATCATCCAGTTCATCGCTATGCACCAGGTGGCAAGGAATAGCGTGAATATGTTCATCATAGCCACCAGGATTTATTTTTACGCCTACTTGATATGATTCACCGTCTAGCGGGTAAAACGCCTCAAAAATGCTTAGATGCGTTGCGGTCATGCTTTCTGTTTTGCTCATTACTTCCATGCACTTTTCATGAGTTGCTTGCGATCCGAAATTGTAACCGGAGTCACGTTTTGCCGCTTTGTTAGCCTTGTTGACAACCTCAACCGGAACCAGGTTTAACCATTCGCCTAGAGTGTCGATTGCTTCACTGTAATTTTCACCACGTATGCGCATGAATAATCCGATCCCTGAATCATTCCCGCATTGGTTGCAAATGTTGCCGCCGTCGCCTTTCTCGTTGATTTTGTCCGTCCATCTGAAACGGTCTTTACCTCCACAATAAGGGCATGGTTGATGCTTTCCGTTAAAGGTTAATTGAGGAATATCACAAAGTTTCATCAATGCCGCTTGCCACATTCCGCGCATCTTTGGGATCACTTCTTCTTTCTGGTAATGCATTTCTCAACCTCCAAATAAAAAAACCTGGCACGATGATAAACCATGCCAGGCCGGAATTTTTAGCAATCAGTGCTATCGACGGAAATCACAACGCGTTTCTTCTGATTGGCTTCCTTTGCTTTGCGCCGTTCTTCTTTCGCCTTGTCGCGTTCAGCTTTGCGCCGCGCTTTCTCCTTCTCGCGTTCTTCTGGAGTCATAGACCGTAACGGATCGTAAGGCCGAACAAATCCTCGCGCCTCCGCTTCTTCTTTTGTGACAAATCGCATGAGCTTTCTGTTGCTGCAACGATTCTCTAATGGCTTGCCGTTGTTGTCAAAGCGCAAATCTGGACGGCAATATGAAGCGCGGAAACCGTTAAAACCTTTGCGGCGGTAATCCTTTTGGATCAGTTCAGCGCCTTTAGCTGAAATCATTCCGCGCTCTTTCCATCCCCACACTGTTTTAAGGTTAACGCCAATCTCACGCGCCAACGCAGCACAGCCGCCATAAGCGCTAACCACTTCATCAAGCCTAGCTTTTAATCCTGCCCTTACTTCTTCCTTTAGTACCAGATAACCGCTAACAGGTGCGCGGCGCTTCCGGTCTTTACCACGCCTTACGCCGTTGTTACCATTGATTGTGCGTTTGTCGATTTCGCCCGTTGAGGCCGCAATTTTGATTCCGCCCATATTTTCACCTATAGCACTTTTTGCTAAAACTATTGAGTAAGTTTGTGTATGATATGGTGCAAATGGCATTTAGTCAAAAGGATAAGTAATGATTCCTAACATTGAAAAACAGATTGAAGAACTTGGAGCGGAAAAGATAAAGGCAATACAAAAACGCTTCACAGTTGGTGAAATTGTGCCTTACGAATATCAATGCGTTGCATACGTTGAGATCGCAAAGCGTTTAAGCCGTTATGAACATCCGTTTTTTGTTAAGGCGGCTGTATCGGCTGGTAAAACAATCATCTTTGCTATGGTTGCGGCTCAGTGCCGTAAAATGGGGTTGAAAGCGTTATTTCTGGCGCGTCAATCTGAAATTGTGGATCAGGATTCAAAAGAGATTAGCGCCTTTGGTGTTCCGAATTCCGTTTATTGCGCTGGCCTGAATACCAAAAGCGCTTATTTCCCGATTGTTGTCGGATCGGAAGGCACTGTAATTGGTGGATTGAATAAAGCGTTGGGTGATTACGTCCCGCAAGTTTTAGGTATAGACGAATGTCATCAAGTCAACTGGAATGATATTGTTGAAGCCGAGGAAAACGGCGAAAGCATAGAGCAAATGATGACACCGAAAGGTGAACCAGTTGAAGGGAATCCGTTGCTGATTGGTTCAGGCCGCGCACAATACACCATTATCATTGCAGAAATGCGCCGCCGTTGCCTTGAGACTTACGGTCATCAGTTGCGCATATTTGGAATGACAGGATCGGAATATCGCGGAATTGAGCCGATACTTGTCGAAGATAAAAGAATTCCTGGGTTTTGGCGTGAGCAGATCACAAACATTGATACTGATTACCTGGTAAAATTTGGTTCAGTTGTTCCCACTTATTTTGGCAATGTTGGTGATTTGGGTTACGACTTATCAGAATTTACGCCAGTACATGAATTTGGCGTTGCTGATTATGACCAGAAGCAATTAAAGGCAATGAGTGACAAGATTCACAAATCAGGAACCATGACGCAGAAAATAATGCAGATGGTTCATGAGGTGATGAAAAACCGCTTGTGCGCTCTTGTTACTTGCGCTGACGAAAGGCACTGTAAAGAGGCGGCGGCGGCGCTTCCTCCTGGCACGAAATATCACATTATTACCGGAAAAACTGGAGAGAAACAGAGGCGCTTATGGCTTGAGGATGCTTATGAAGGCAGGGTGAAATATATTTTTCAGGTTCAGGCGCTAACAACTGGCGTGAACGTGCCGCCGTGGGATACTTCTGTTATTTTGCGTAAGATCGGAAGTCTCACGCTATTAACTCAGCTTTTGGGGCGTGGTATGCGTCAATTAAAAACATACCATAAAGAAGTATTGGGGATGCACAAAACGGATCACCTTGTTTTGGATTTTTCAGGCACGATGTTTGAAATGGGTAATTTGTATTTCGATCCGATGTTAGAGCAAGCGCAATTCCAGTTACGTAAATCACAGGACAAAGATCCGAAATATTGCCCGATTTGCGGTACAGAAAATTCATTCTATGCTCGCCGTTGCATTAATGAGGATGAAAACGGAAATCGTTGTGAACATTTCTGGACGTTCCAGGAATGTGAGGATCAGATTGATGACCGCACAAAGAAAGTTATTGTAAAAGGTTGCGGCGCAAAAAATGACGTTGCGGCGCGTGTATGCCGTTGCTGTAATGTTCAGTTACGCGATCCAAATGATAACTTATCCGGCAAGATGTACCGTAAAAACGATTGGTGCGACGTGTTAGATTTTAATGTGACGCTGACAAAAAACCAGGCTGGCGTAATATTCTGCTACACGTTACGTGATAGTGGCGGCGTAGAATTCAGGGCATACGAAAAATATTTCCCTGAATCAGAACACAAGATATGTAAAACGCTTTGGACAAAGGCGGTTAGAACACATGTTATAGATCGCCAAGCCGCAAACTTTATGATCACTTGCCGCAATGCAATTAAGATCATGAGTTATGCGGGGCAAATATTGCCGCCAAAACGTGTTACCCATCGCAAGAACACAAAGAAAGAAGATTTGATCGCACAGAAGGAGTTTTAAAAATGGTTACTGATAAAGGCGATTATCTGGAGTATTACGACAAATCAGATCCAGATGACAGAAAAGAGGAAGCGCACCAGGTTGATTCTTATTCATGGTTAACATATGAGTTTCCAATGTGGCTTGTTTGGCACACTAAAAACGAAGGGAAGAAAACAATAGGCACAGCAGTAAAGGATCAGCAAGCAGGTGTAAAAAAAGGAGTAAGCGACATTCTAATCCTGACTGGTTTTATTGGCTGCAAATATGCATTCATTGCAATTGAGCTTAAACGAGCCAACAAGAAAGGAACTAAAGTAAGCCAGGAACAAAGGGAATTCTTGCGCCGCGTTAGGGAATGCGGAGGATTTGCCGCAGTATGCTATGGTGTAGATCAAGTAAAATTGGCTATCGCAGACGCTACAAAATAGCACTTTTTGTTAAAACAGGCGCGACGGAATGCGCCATAATGCACACATCAGAACGAAACGGAGAATTAACCATGAAAAAGATGTTATCAGTAGTTGCTTTATCACTTGCTCTTGTCGGTTGCATGGATAAACCAAAAACATATATTTGCGGAAATGAAGCGTTTGATGTTACAAGCGAATATATGAAAGTTGTGCAAGGCAAAAGCACAGGCGTTGTAATGGATAATATCAGCAAAAATCAATATAAGTTGTTTACGCCAATTGGAACGGCTTTCTACACAGTTAATGAAAACACAATTGATATTAAAGTTGGCGTTTATCAGAACACTCTAACTTGCGAGGTAAAATAAAATGGCTAAGGATTTTCAGGACAAAGCAACCATTGATACTTTTGAGCCGGAAATGGATTTTCATGAACTGCAACACGGCAGATATTCAGATATTGCGTTGCGTTCAGGTGGTCATTATCAGCCAGTTAGAGAAAACCCAATGTTCAAGGTTAGCGGCAACCGTTATGCAGGAAGTAAAACGCCGGACGTTGTGCGCGACTTGTGGGAAACTCCAGATGAAATTGTTGAATACCTTGCTGAACGTTACGGCAAATATGATCTTGATGCAGCCGCAAGCGAAAACAACAAAAAATGCGATAAGTTTTATAGCAAAGAGACAAACTGCTTAAAGCGTTGGTGGGGTAGCAATAAGCACGTTTGGTTAAATCCACCATACAGCAATCCAGATCCATTTATCAAAAAAGCAATTGAGCAGATGGAACACGGAAACCAGATTGATATTTTACTTCCGGCTGATAATTCAACTGCATGGTTTAGTGACGCACAAAAACACGCGGCAGAAATTATCTGGATTACTGGTGAAACCTGGAAGGATGAAGAAGGTCGCGAATATTCCAGAACTGGTCGAGTAGCGTTTATTTCTGGCATGACAGGTGAGCCAGTTAGCGGAAACAATAAAGGTAGTGTAATTTTTATCATGCGCCAATTGGAAGAAGGTGAGCAACAGCAAACGCACTATGTGAAGATTAGCGACATTTGCCCTTCCGTAAAAAATAAACGAGCCAAAGCGCGGAGTATTTAAAATGAACATTCGATTAGCCGATCACATGAAATGGGATTTATTTGTCGGTATGACAATTCGCTTACTTGATAAGCATGGTTATAACGCTGATAAAATGGAGTTGATAAACTGCCTGGATATGACATTTGACGAAATCAAAGTTGCGCCTTTGTACATGTGGGAAAGAAAAATTGAGCACGACATGATACAATACAAACGCAGAGATGGCGCACGATTTTTTAATGTGAAATAGCACTTTTTGTTAAAACCCGCTACGGCGGGTTTTGTATTATGTTCTTAACGGAAAACAAGAGGATTTCAAAAATGAAAATCGTAAACGTCGAATACTTCAAAGATGCGCAATGGCTGGCTAAAGAATCATTGTTTATGCTTGATCGCAAAAATCCAAAGGTTATTGCACAAATACTTTGGAATGACGCAATGGAGTTACTTAAAAAGGCTTACGGTTATGAAAGTGACAAAAGGTAAAAAGGAAACTTGGGAGTTAGCGAAAAAAGGCGGTCTTGATGAGGGGATCGCCAAAATAGCGCAATATTTCGATATCAAAGACGTGTGCGTTATTGTCGGTAATGAAATGGCATATGTGGAAGAAAAGCCGCGCAAGGTTCATCGCGTTCCGGCAATTCCGACAACAATCGACTATAAAGAAGTGATCAACAAAACAAAAGAGCAAAGTAAAAGGTTTAAGTGATTATGTGGATCGATATATTTTATTACAAAGATGGTGTTATTTATTGGAAGGTAAGGAGGAACGGAAGAAACGGAGGCGTTAAGCCTGGGGATATTGCAGGATGTAAGAATGAATATGGATACGTTGTGATTGGTTATAATGGAAAGTTGTATTATAGACACTCTATAGTTTGGGAAATGCATAATGGCAAAATTCCAGATGGTTTTATTATAGATCATAAAAATCCTGTTGTTGATGGTCTTGAATCAGATGACAGAATAGAAAATCTTAGAATAATAAAACACGCAGATAATTTAAGGAAGGGATCTAATAGGCTAAGATCCAGTAATTCAAGTGGCATAACAGGAGTTTCATATATAAAACAACATGATTGCTGGAGGGCTGCAATTTGTGTAAACGGTAAAAAGATGCAAAGGAATTTCAAGTCAATTGATGCAGCAATTAATCAGCGTGTTTATTGGGAATCTATTTATATAAAATGAGATAAATTTCTGTTATTTTGTTGCCGCCTGTTATCGCTTGGGTTATTATGTACGCCGTTGTTATGAATTAAGAGGATGTTAAAATGAGTTTAAAAAAGATTACCGACGAGCAATTGATCGCTGAACGTGAGGCGGGTTTAAAACTGCGTGAGATTGCGGAAAAATACGGAATGAGCTTGCGCCAAGTTGAGCACCGCCACAGCAAATTAGCAAAGCGTGGCGAAATCTCAACTATCGGATCACCTGGCTTTGCTGTAATTGGTGAGTCAAAGTTAGTTGATAAAAACGGCAATACTAAACTAACCTGGATTAAGACGCACAAAGATAAAGACCAGTTAGAGGCAATAATGCAAGCGGCTATGGCTGCATTTTCTGACGAATTGCCACGCCTGGAGCCGCAACATGAAAAAATTACTGACTATTCGCAAACCCTTGCGCTATATCCGATCTTTGATATTCATATTGGTGCAATGGCTCATAAGCATGAAAGCGGCGAGAATTACGACACGGCAACGGCAGAAAAGATCATGAATGAATTCTTTGATTATGCCGTCGATAAAGCACCGAATAGCGAAAAAGCTGTATTGCTGATTGGTGGTGATATGATTCACAGTGACGGCCTGGAGGCTGTAACACCTGCAAGCGGTCACGTTCTGGATCAAGATAGTCGTTACGCAAAGCTGGTTTATGTTGCAATTCGAGCAACGCGCCGAGCAGTAAGCAGAATGCTCGACAAGCACAAAGAAGTTGAGATCCAGATTATTGAGGGCAATCACGACCAATCAGGAATGATCTGGCTACGTGCTGCAATGGCGGCGGCGTATGAAGATGAACCACGCGTTAATGTTGATGTTTCTCCGCGTGTAGTGCATCACACGCAATACGGAAAAACCTTCCTTGCTTATCATCACGGTCACACAGTGCGCAAGCCTGAAACGCTAATGATGATGTGTGCGGCAGATTGGCGTGAAGATTTCGGAATATCAACGAGCATGTATGCTCATGTGGGGCATTGGCATCACCAAACCGTCACAGAAACGAGTTTAGGCATTGTTGAAGTGCATAGCACTATGGCAGCAAAAGACGCTTACGCCGCGCGTGGTGGCTGGCGTTCACGTCGCAGGGCGGCGGTAATTATTTATGATAAGGAATATGGCGAAATAGGGCGTTTTATGTTTTACCCTGAAATGATTGCTTAATTAAATTATCAAGAAAAAGGCTGGCTAAGTGCTGGCCTTTTTTTGTTTTTGTGGTTAACATATTCACACTAAATTTGGCATTGACATTTTAATTTAATTGAGGATCAGATCATGAGGGACTTTCTTTTAATGGCTCAAAACTCTTTCGGAGGTGCAACGGTAGTTGGCTCTTTTACTGGTGAGTTTTTGCTTGCACTGGCTACGTTTATTTTGTTTGCTATTTTTGGCTGTTGGGGCGCATGGCTGAAATGGCGTGATAGTAAAGCGATCCGAGAGGCTTTAGATTCAGGGGATTTAAAAACAGCGCTTAATCTACGGCAGAAAGAGAGGGTGTAATGACAATCAAGAAAGGTATAGCCGCCACCGTCACAGGGGCGGCTTTAATGTTGGCATCGCCTTTGATTGAAGAAATTGAGGGCGTAAAGTATAAGCCTTACAAGGATATTGCGGGGATCTGGACTGTATGCCACGGCATTACAGGAAAGGATGTGATTCTTGGAAAGGAATATACCAGGCGAGAATGTGACGCGCTATTAGCAAAACACATGAAAGTAGCGGCTGACGCTGTTGATAAGGCGGTTAATGTTGAAATTCCTTTATCAATGCGAGCGGCTCTATACTCATTCACTTTTAATGCTGGTACTGGCGCGTTTCGTAAGTCAACCATGCTGAAAAAGATCAACAATGGTGATTTATGGGGCGGTTGTGGTGAGCTATGGAACTGGACATATTACCGGAATCCTAAAACGGGTAAAAAGGAAAAATCAAGAGGATTGAAGAATCGCCGCGCCGTCGAATATAAATATTGTGTAAGGGATCTGAATAAATGAAAAGAAAATTACTGGCTATTATGATGTGCATTGCTCTTTCTGGTTGTTCAGCTTCAAGCGTGTTACCTGGTCTGATTGGTAGCAAGCCTGATATAACGGCACAGGCTGGAGCGGAGAATGTGAAACAGACTGTTGGTGTAACCGCAAAGCAGGATACATCAAGCAAGCAGGAAACCACATTCAAAGAATCGGCAGTTGGTCAAGTTGACACATCCAATAAAAAGCAGGTTAGCACTTCAAGCATTAAGGCAGATAACATCACAGCGGAAAGAATAGAGATCCGAAATAATGATGGTCTTAATGTTCCGGCAATCGCAATGGGTATCTTGATGTTTATTGCTGGTATGCTGGCGGGGTGGACACTTAAACGTAATAAGGCGGCATAAGCCGCCTTTTCTTTTAAAAAATATTGCTCATTAAGTCTTGAAAACTATTGCCGCTATAATCCTTTTCTTCAATAATGTGAGCACCTTTCTTTTTTATATCCCACAGCATTTTTTCATACTCGCAGCGGTTAATGCCAAACGTACTACCATCATCAACATATGCGGTTCCTTTGTTGTTGAAAACGTCAAATGTAACATTAACAACGCGAATTGTTTTGATAGTGCATTTTAACATTTTGTTTTCCTTTTGTTGCTACGTTTCGTTAAAACAAATATACCCGATACAAGATCGGGTGTTTTAACAAAAAGTGCTATTCAAAGCGCCTGACGTGAATTAGTAGTTCACCGTCATCATTTGTTAACTGGTGCTCATTATCTTCAAACGCTCGCATATCACTGTAAAGCAACAACATTAGTGCATAGACAAAATCATCATGCGAAATTTGCATTGCTGAACTTTCTTTCAAAATAAGATCTATCAAATGCTGGCTTGCTGAATAATTCTTCATCGCTCATTTTCTCAATGTTCATCATCTCCCACACATAACGATTGGAATCACCTTCCAGGCTATGCAACTCAAAATTAAACGGCCTTTTCATCTTGTTTTTGCACCAGTACACGCAATGAACGCCGTCAAGATATCCATAACCCATCATTCGCGCTATAAACTCTTTGCTTGAGCTTGAAGCGAAATAGCGGGGCGTTACCCCCGCATTTTTGGCGAGCCTTTCACATTCACGGTGACGGAATATAAATCTTGCTAACTCTTGGCGGTTGAATTTCTCGCGAGACTCGCAAAAGCGATACAGATCTAATAAGAACATGATTACCCCATTAACGCCGGATTTACATAAACAAATTTACCAACGCTGCAAACATAATTCTTTTCTTCAAGCATTGGCAATAATTGTTCCTCAATTCGTTTCATCACGCCTGATTGACCTGTAAACGGCTTAACCTTACGCGCACTTTCATAGATAGCTCTTGCATTGGTAACGCCTTTATTTTGACGTGAGATCTTAATGATTATTTCAATTAACTTGCTCATTTCTGCATCATCGCCAGCGTGACCGGAAGCATTCGCGGCGTTGATATATGTTTTGCTTAATTCGCTGAACATCACCAAAGCCTCTTGCATTGTCTCAACTTCAATTTCTCGCGACTTTTGCGGCGTACCGTTTGGATTAAACCAATTGCGGATCGTGTGCAATACTGACGCAATGCGGATCACTTGCTTATCCATTTTACCCAAAGCACCACGCAACATTGTATGTGAATATTTCCCGCCGTCTGCTAAATCTGGCTCTAATTGCTGGCGAGCAATATTAAGAACACGCATTGCAGAACGTGACGGCTTCAATACCACATTTTGTTCAGTCATGATGTTATGAATCAACTGGAAATATTGCGCCTTTAATTCTTTATCAACTGGCGTGTAATCAAGATCACCATTTTCATCAATAAATACACGCTCTCCTAACATTGTTTTTTCACGTACAAGCAAGAAACGTTCACTAACACCAATACCACGCGCCCCTGCATCCATTATCCCTTTTATCGTTTCATCCTGGGCAATTACGCTCATGCAGCCCAACGCAACAAAACTCATATTATTTTCAGAGTTGGCGCGAGCTATTGAAACGTGTCCGGCGTCCCATGCTTTTAGAACCAATTCGCTGTTAGTCTTGCGATCACTGTTAGCGTAAGTCAATCCGAGTAAGCTGTTGATGCTTGTTGCTTCATCTGAAATGACAGCAAAGTTACCCTGGCGATTGTTGATCTTTGCTAAACCTTCCGGCGTGGTGTCTGATACCGGAAAAACGATATCGCACATTTTTTCTAACTTTTCCTCTAATTCCTCCTTTTCCTCAAACAACGCCGCTAACTCAGTGCCGGAACGCTCAGCTTTCAATTCCTTTTCAACGCCTTTTAATTTCGCTGCGATCTTCTTTCGCTCTTTCTTGCGTTGTTCGTTGATTCGCTCAACTTCACAGACCATTGGCGCAATGGCCAGGCTGTTGATTGCTGATTTACCAGTTGATGGCGGCTGACTGGTTACAACATAAATAGCCGTTGGTTGTTCAGTGCCGTGGTACTCAACTTGGAAGCGTCCAACCATAGCGGCGGAAACGCAACCTATGAAATGCATATAGGCCGATGATTCAGGAAATTGAACAGATTGCGCAATGCTGCGTGACAGTTTACCCACAACATCAACATCATTACCCAAAGAGATCACAGGATAACGGTCATTAGCGCCGTTGATATCCTTCACAGGTTCCCAAAAGCTGGACGATTGGCGGTAGCCGTTCGACTGAATAGCAACGCGAAGCGGCGATGTTCCCTGCGATTCTGCAATGGCTATAACTTGTTGAGGTGTCAATTTGTTGGTGTCAAAGTCAAACATCTAAAAATCTCCTTCTTGTTGCCGCTAATTATAACGGCAACATTCTACAGCCTTTTAGCAATTCGTGCTATTTGATCGGCTCAACCCTGGCTAATAACTTTCCGTCTATAATGCTATGACATTCAAGAGTTTTAGGATCGAATGCAAGCGAACGATGGAACGTGTGACCAATCAGCAAATATGAATGCTTATCCCTGATGCGATAGACCGTTTCACATTCCTTTAATGAGGATATCGCACTGAAAACAACCTTGTAACGGTATTTTTGCATGGCCTCAGAACGGTGAGGAATGTAATCTTTTTCCGGTAAACTCATGAGATAACCCCGTGATTCTTATGATAGCCATAAATTTTATCTGCCTTTACTCTCGCTTCCCTTGCTTGCTCTACTGTATCAAACAATCCTAAATATCTTTTTTTACCGTCTACTGTTAATGAAGCCTCCCATCTTCCCGCCGCCTTACTCCAGTAAACTCCCATCTCTCCAGATGAAGATAAAACCTTTCCTTTATTTCTTAAATTATCAGATCTTGAAACCAATCTCAGGTTTTCAATTATGTTATCCGTTCTATCATGGTTTATGTGGTCAATATCAAATCCTTTAGGTATTTCACCGTAGTGCATAAACCATACAATTCTGTGAGCATATGCCTTAATCCCATTTGCACCAATAGAAACATAACCATTCTTTGTTATTGTTCCTGCAATAAGATCTGGCTTTACTCCGTTTCTACGCTCTCGCCAATATAAGACGCCGTTTTCATATCTAAGCATTGACGAGAGGATTTTTAACCTCTCGTTTTCTGTCATTTGTAAATAGCCTCAAACAGATAAGCACCGCCAGCGGCAGAGAATCCAACTTCTTCCCGATACAGCGTGAAACGGTCGCCGTTTTCGTCGAACACATATCCAGCAACAGCACCTAACACGCGGCCTTGTTCTATCTGATAACGCTTATCGGCTTTGAAAGTTTTCTTGATCTGCATGGAGTGATTTACCCATGTGCATTTAATGGTTTTGGTCTTAACATTTCGGAATGTTAATCCTGTCAAGTTGGCGTGAATCCATTTTTCATCTAACTTAACGAAAGTATCATCATTTTCGTCTACCCGCGCTTTGTATAGGCGGTTATCAGATCCGATAAGTTTGATTGATTTGAATTTAGCCATTTGATTTATCTCCTTTTGTTTTCGTTGAAAGCATTATGCCGGATACGTGATCCGGCGTTTTAACAAAAAGTGCTATTTCTGATTTGCCAGGCAAACAGCAAGCGCAAACCCGCGCGGAGTTAGTGAGCGGATCAGTTTTGTTCGCTTAGACTTTCCTCCGAGCTTTTGCCAGCCTGGATTGTTGTTCCCTGTTGGCAATACTGCATTTGTATCCGGCATCACAAAGCCGTTACCCGTCCAAAGGCAAGTTTTTTTGGTGTACGCATCGCGAGCGGGAATGATTTCAGGAAAGTGAGGATGTTTATCATCTTCCGGCAACAGACCTCCAAACGCGCAAGGATGAAAGATAAAATCAGGTTGCCGCCACATCGACGACAGGACGCTAACAGGATTCTCGATCATGTATGGCACGTTGAACCAATCCGCGATTTCAGCCGCAATCTTGCATGTTGAAACGGCCTTATCCTGGAATAGCGGATCACGTTCACGCTTTGCGGCAAAGTGACGCGAACCGCTAACAGCTAAATCAGTGCATGGAGGAAATGCGATCACAAAATCAGGCTTGCCGTAAACCTCATTGCGAGCCTTAAAGCTGAAATCTGAATCAATCCAAACGTTCACATACTCAATGTTTGGATGACTTACGCGCACTGAATGGTAATCACCATGATCGGCATCATCATAATTGAAACAGATTACTTTATGACCACGTTCAGCCCACGGCAACGCATCATAACCGGAACCGCTAAAAAGAGAAAAAACAAACATGCTTAAATCCTTTGTGTGCAGCCTTGTAAGGCGCTTTGTTTGATAGCTATGCAATCGCATTGGTTATGGCCTGAAATAGCGACAGAATGCGAAACAGGCCGAGAATTTTAGAATGGGAAACAGCGCTTGCAAGATGGGTCGAAGTTACAACCGCAATCATTGATTATTGCGTTAGGATCAGCAAGCATTACGCTACTTTCTTGATCCATATCCATAGCGCCTAATGCGTCATCAAGCGTTATTTCAAGATAGGCGACTTTAAGCGCCCATTCTTTGTTAAGTCCAGCCGCCTCCGCTTCATGTAGGCGAGCAAAGAAAGCATCTTGAACCATATCAACCCCACTTCTCAATAAACATGCTCATTTCGTCAATCATCGCGTAAGCATCGCTTTCAGTCATGCGGCGGATTCTACCGCCTGGATGTTCGCCAACAGCGTAACCAGTTTTTACGCGGGTAATCGTTAACTGATGGAATCCAGAAGCGCGATCCATTTTCAAAACTACTTTCCCGTGAGCTTTGACAATGTTCATGATGGATTCAGTTTTCAGTTTCATTTTTGATTCTCCATTTTGTTTGTGTGAAAGTATGATACCAATCAGAGAGATATAGTTTTTAGCAATTCGTGCTATTTACGGCGATAAACGGATATCCTGTTAAATCTGCATTTCTATAACGTGCAGACCTAACCCAACAGCCGCCTTTGCTCATAATTAAAGCGTTTTTATGGCGAATGTTCACTCGGTAAATTCTTCCGGTTTTTATGTTTTTGAAATATGTCATAATTTAACCTCATGATATTCTATGAATTCTTGCACATATGCGCATTCGCGCGGCGACTCCTGGCCTTTTAGCACTTCACAGCCACCATTAAAAAGATAGCAATGCTGGCAAAGGTTGCCGCCTACGTTTTCCTCAGCGATCTTAATTCCGGTACACAAACCGCCACCAAACCTATGAGGAAAATCGTAAGCCTGGCAGCGGCACGTTGCTTGATGCCGCTTTTTCTTTGTCATTAATTATTACCTTGGCTGATGCGATCCATCTTGCGATACCAAATAATCATTTCTTCCAGTACATTGAACAGATCTTCTTTCTTACTTTCTTTGATTGCGTCACAAATTAGCTTAATGTCACACTCCATAACTCCAAGATATTCTCCGTACTGCTTAACACCTTCAATGTTATTCAGTTTACTTTCTTTGCGGCAACGTTGCGCTTTGCAAATCAGGCTAATGATGTTGCTGGTTTCTTTGGAAGTGATGAAGTATGCGCTCATTGTTATTTCCTTAAAAAGTCCGGTTCGTTTCGATGAATGCATTATGCCAAAACAAACCGGATCACTTTTAACAAAAAGTGCTATTTAATTAAAATACGAATACCTTTTCGCACGCTTTCCGTCGCCTCCGTAATGGTCATTAGCAACAGCAAGAATCCAAGCGTTAGGAATAAAAAATAGCTTCATCAATCACTCTCCATTACGATTACCGGATCAAGACGTTCAAGCGCTACTTTGAAATCTGCAAAGAAAGTCGGGCGGCGTTCAGTTAATTCCGTGTAGGTATCAGTTGCCAGGCAAGCGCGATCACCTTCATAGCACACAACTCGCTTACCATTGGCGCGGCTTATTGCAACAACCCGATAAGTGTTTTTAATCATGAAACCACCTCAATTTCGCAAAGGTGCTCGACGCCAGGCGCATAAACACGCTTTTTGTCGTCAGTGACGCAAAGGCAAAGCACCAGACCGCGATCATCAACGATGTGTAACCAATCCTGACGGCTATACAGCATTTCATATTGGCGGTCGCTGTCAAACGTCCAAGCGCCAGTGAATTCACCAAACGCCTTAACCTTTACTTTCTTGCCTACAAAATTCTTGTGGCTCATTGTGTAGCCTCCACAGTTTCAAATACGGTATCAAATGCCAGAAGTTTAAATTTCTTGCCAGGCTCAACAACCTGAATATTCCAGGTAATGCCGCCGTGATATGCAACCATATCATCAATATCGACGGTGATTTGTGTACCCTTCTTGAACAAGCCTTTTTCGTGGCTCGCATCGCGTACAGTAACCACAGTTTCGAATTGAGTTTGAATTTCCATCGTTAATCTCCTGATTGGTTTCGATGGGGTAACTATATCAAGATACCCCGATCCTTTTTTAGCAATTCGTGCTATTAGCCAAACGCTTTAATTTCGAAATCTTCTTCTGCCTGATTAGCAACCGCCGTGAACATTTGCTCAAGAGTTTCAAATCCGAAATGTTTAGCGATCTCATAAGCCGCTTTACCTTCCGTCTGCATGTTTAGCGCTTCGCAATAGTGCATTTCCAGATTGTTCAGGTATTTGTTGCCAGTTGGGATTGCTGCGTCGATTTTGTCCCACACGATCCAAAAGTTTGTTTTGTCAGCCGCTGCGAGTACAAAGTTTGTCTTGTCTACTGCAATAACTAAGTTTTCCATCATGTAATCCTCAGTTCGTTTTGTTGAGGTAATCATAGAAATTCGCGTCTGATTGGTTTTAACAAAAAGTGCTATTCATGCAGTATCAGCAAAATGACCAACGTTCATCTTAACGAACAATCCGTTCAACGTATCGAACGCATTCACGATCACGTTATACGATCACAATATGATCACGTTGATGATTGATGTGTGAGTTGATGTGATTTGATTTGATTAGATTTGATTAGATTTGAGTAGCAAGTGAGTAGAAATAATCACACCTTGCCGATCAGTGAAAACTTTTCCCGCAAAACATAACTCTAGGCTACGCATGTTTCGTTTTGTTCCCCGACGTTCCCATCCAGACATTCCGCAGTTTAGCGCAACGTTACACAACACGTATAACAACAAAATATCTATATAATACATTGAAAAGTAAGATAATTATTATTATATATCTATATTGTTATATAACTTGTTTTGCTTGTTTCTCATGATATTGATACCCCCTTACGGATTTATATAGTATAAAATTATAAGATAGGTGCTCTTATTTATTATAGGTGGCGGTGATTTTTAGCGAAATGGTGTAACGATTTAGAACATCGTTGATTTGAAAGGATAAATTTGAAATTACTGTTACATTGCGTGATGTTTTTGTTGTCTAATCAAAAATAACACTTGACGCACAAGCCAGGTTTGATAAGGTTTCGGCATCGAGTAACAACGGAGGATAACCAATCATGGTAAAAGGCAAAATCGTAAAGCGTGACCTATCCATAGTTGATGCAACGCCAGAAGATGCAACCAAAGATATCATGCGCCTAATGTACATAGCACGGATACTGGAGGCTGCAAAACCAAACAGGCTATATTACATCGACATTAAGGCATCTGGTCGAGATGTTAACTCATTGCGCCAGGCAATAAACACTATTGCGAAAGAGGATCGCAGAACCATTAAGACAATAACCACTGATAACGGCTATATCGGCTTTGTTATCATCGACGTTAAAGAAGCGTTTGTGTAAAGAGGTGAATCATGGAACAAATGACAAGTAAAGAGTTTTGCGATAAATTGCGCGAAGCTGCAAGAGCGGCGGCAAAAGGTGAGGTAATCAAGTTGCCAGTTGCCTACATAACAATGAACGTCCAGGCAGAGGACGCAAAGAAACTAAATTCATCATACATCCGCACGATCATGAATCGTGTGCCGGAAGTAAAAGAGGTTGGATCTGTAAGTGTCAAGAAAAAGACAAGTGATGACGGAGCTGAATATTACGAGATCGCAATCAATCGTGACACAAAGCGCCGCATCGTGACAACTAATGACCTTCCGGCAATTAAAGAGCATGAGCGCGAAAAGCTGGTTGAAAAGATTATGCGCATATCGCCGGACTTCTCACACCTGGACGATGAAAAGGCACTTGTTGCAATGCGAGCGGTTGCCACGTTCAAAGAACTGATTAAGGAGATCGCAAAATGAAAGCATTCGCCTTTGTCGCTGCAATGTGGTGTGTTGTTATTGATAGTCCTGGCGTGGCGCTGGTTGTGTTAGGTCTGATTTTGTTGGGGGTGTTTGATGAATAAGAAACTTTTAGATCATGCAGTGCTGTTCTTTATCGCTACTGCTGGATTTTCGCTGTTGTCAATTGCTTTTTCAATCCTTGCTTTTGCCGTGTCAATGCTGAAATGACGGATTACATCCTGATTGGCAAATAGCACTTTTTGTTAAAACTCGATTGGGGTAGTTTGGCATAATTACCCCATCGAAACGAAACGAGGAAAACACAATGACTACCTTAATCACATGGGAACACGAAACAAGCCAGCCAGTAACCCGCGAGTTTGAAACTCTTAGCCAGGCTTATCTTTTGGCTGCTAACGGTGGTTATTACAAGGCGCAAGTCATTGATGAAATGGGAGTGATCGTTTATGAATTCCATGCATAATTTCCGCAGCTACACGCAGGAGGTGGATTTTGAAGGAGTCAAGTTGCCACTTCCTAATATATACCGATATATCACGCGTGATGAATACGGATTTATCAACGCATGGCGAGATAAGCCCAAAAAGATTGGCAACGAATACGGCGACGGCTCAGAGATGCCGATCACGTTAGGTCATCAAACTGGCGAGAATGTAGCGGCTGTAATGCGCAAATATCGCCGCAGCCTCACAAACTCATTAATTTCTATCTTTGGCATACAGGAGTAATAAAAATGTTTGAACTTAAACGCGTAACTGTTGAGATCCTGAATGATGGCTCTTACGATGGAATGAAACACTTAACCTTCCCGATCCGCATTGAAAATTGCATTGATTATGGGATTGAAGTCGGCATGGTTGACGTTCCTCTTGATGCACTTATAGCGGCTGGATATGACAAAGAGAAAGGCCAATGTGCTGATATACCTGATAGCTATGAAAGCGACACACATTTCCCGTTCACATATGGAGAATGCCGGATTGTTGATTGAGGTGATTAAATGAGCAGTTGGCACAATGAGCACGTAATGCAATTCTACCGACAAAGAATAAAGAAAATGCTAAATAGCACTAATTGCTAAAACTAAATCAGGGGCATTTGCTATAGTGTCCCTAGTTGAGTTAAGCAAAAGGAGAAACAACCATGTTAAAAGCAAATGAAATCAATTTCCCGATCACATTTAACGACTGCGCAAACGGACTAAGCATTACATTTTATAGTGCAACAAGTAACGGCGTTTGGAGTGGTGGAGATAAAAGCAGCCTTTCATTGTCATATTTCATTAAATTGCACAATGAACACAATCCGCATAATAAAATTGATGAAAGATATCGTTATGCCATGGCAGCAAAGAAAGAGAAAAAACGAGAAGATAACGATTTGGCAGATGCTTTGAATTATCTAAACATCAAGCCTGGACAGGTGTTTGTTAACTGCGCTGTTTTCACCGCCTCAATTATCGCGAAAGATTATGATTACATTTGCGACGTTGAGCTAATGCCAGTTGGCGCAATCCTGGTTGGCATTCAACGTGAATGCGGGGAATGGGACGAACTGAAATTAAAGCCGCGCCGCATTGAAGTACACGACGACACGATCACATTACTTTCCGGCTACGCTGGCGGATACAAAACCGGAAACAATTACAGCGGCGAAATCAACATTAAGCGCGGCACGAAAGTAAAAATCAAAAACAGCACGAATTGCTAAAACAGAATCCTGGGGTTGCGGTATAGTAACCCCACACCAAACGAAAGAAGGAAATCAAAATGAAATTAGTACGCAACGCAATTTATGGTTTACACCTCAAAGGCGGTAAAGGTTCAACATATGTTCACCTTTTTCATGTAAATGAGCGCAACCAGGTTGATATTGCGATGTATACAGATCAGTTTCTTATAAAAGGTGAAATGGGCGATAGGTTTAATCCGCAATTCGTAGAACAAGATCCAACGTATAGCCATGACCATTGGGTTTGTGATGATTACTATAATTTCATCATGGTTGATAGTCACGTTACGGACACGCGGAAAATAACAGTTAGCGACTATAAGCGCATGACTCGAAAAGTATTGAAGCATAAAGCGAAATAGCACAAAATGTTAAGCGGTCATGTGTCCTGATGGGTATAATGACCGCATCAACCAACCAAAGGAGAAGTAAAAATGTCTAAAGAGTCTATCAAGCAGTTTCTGAAATACGGTTCTATGATTGTGCTCGCTACCGTTGTGCTGGCTGGCATCGCATATAGCATTATTGAGTTTGCGGGGTAATTGATGTTTACGATCAACTTATGGGGAAGGGATTATGTTAATCCCTATGTTGTGACAAAACAGCGTTTCGTTATTTTCGACCTGGACGGCACATTGTCAAATGGTGAGCACCGCTTGCACCTGTTGCCAACGGTTGATTTGCACCTTACTGAAAGCTGGAGTGAGTTTAATCGCGCCGCAAAGGATGATTCACCATTCATCAATAACATTGCCGTGTGCAACGCCATGTTTGATGCCGGATACCTGGTTATCATCCTAACAGGCCGTAGCGATGAAGTTGAGGCAGAAACGCGAGCATGGTTAGCTGAAAACGGCGTTTCTTTCGATTGGCTGATTATGCGCCGCGCGGAGGACAACCGGAAAGATACCGTAATCAAAGAGGAAGTTTTACGGACTATAGGACTTGATCGCATTGTCGCATGTTGGGATGACTCACCAAACGTTATTGCACACATGCGCGGACTGGGCTTGACGGTTTACCAGGTTATTGACTACGGCGACCAATTGCACGATCACCTAAAATCTCACGGCGTGGAGGAATTGAGCGATGACAGCAAAGCTAATTGAAGATCGGCATGGTGATAACGTGCTTATTTACATCGAAGGGAAATCGGTGTGGATTGACTGCAAATATGAGGATGACACACATTTGAAGTTTCGCGGAATCTTTGACAAGAAAGGCGCATTGGAGTTAGCGGAACACATCAAGCGTCTTGCGGAAGAATTACCGAAATAGAGGATTTATTATGTTTACTTTTATCTTGATCGCTATCGTTTTAATTCTGTATGTTTGCGGCGCTTTCCTGATGCGAGCGCTACTAAAAGAGGCTGACGCTGATGATAAGGATAGTTGGAAGCCGATTATTTTATGGCCTGGCTATATCATCGTGCCAATTTACGAACTAATCCGCGATGGTGAGTTTAAATGGTAAATAGCACTTTTTGCTAAAACTAGCTAAGGCACATTTGATAAAGTGTGCCTTGTCGAGACAAGCAAGGAGAATGACACATGAAAGTTTTTATGATTAAACAGTTTGGGCGCACTGCATATTATATCATCAACGACGATGGATATATTTTCATTTCGAACTATCCTACTCTTGAAGTAGGTCGTCATTTCATAAGTTCAGTTGACGAAAAGGGAGTTATCAATATGGTTGAGTGTGGAATGATGGTTCCCTTCAATAAAGAAGCGGCTGAATTATTCCAGCAATCACAGATCCGAAAACGCAACCGAAATATTATTTGCTTTACTTTTGCAATGGTTGTAACTGTTGGCTCAATCTTACTTGGAGTGTGGTCGTGATGAATACTGATAATAAAGTTGAAACGCAAAAGACTATTAATTATCTGCGTGACCTGGCCGATAAACTGGAGAATAACCAAATTCATTTAAACGAGATCGTTATTGAATCGCGCAACGTTTGTTGGAACGTGGAAGAAGAAACATTAACCATGCAAGTTTTAAAGGCGGTAGACAATGGCTAAAATTATCATCCTTAATGCGCCTCCTGGTGCTGGTAAAGACACGATAGGCAAGATGATTTCTTTCTATTCGCCTGGTGAGCAATGCCGTATCATTAGCTTTAAAGAACCAATGTTTGATATTGCATTGGCTATCCTTGGTAAAGAGAACTATCAGCGTTTCATGTTGGCTTATAATGACAGAGGGAAAAAAGAAAGGCCACAAACATTCCTGATGGGTATGTCACCGCGTGAGTTCATGATCTGGATTAGCGAGGATGTGATCAAGCCTAAATTCGGCAAGGATTATTTCGGCGTAAGGTTTAACCAAAAAGTAAAAGAGTGTGATGCTCCTGTTGTTTGCACTGATGGTGGTTTTCCAGATGAAATTATCGCTCTAATCAATGCTGGTAATGAGGTGAAGCTATGCCGCTTGCATCGCGACGGGTTCACGTTTGCAGGTGATAGCCGCAACTACATTCGAATCAATCCCTATTACCATAAAAACGGATATAGCGAGCACGATTATAAATTGGTTGATAAGCAACCGAATGTAACTGTAAAGGAAATTATTAGCGATCACCTTAAATAGCACGAATTGCTAAAACTTGCGCAAGGCCATTTGTTATAGTGGCCTTATTCAAGAGAAGCAACCAATCAGAGGAATAAGCGATGAAAATTAAATGCACAAAATCAAACACCCTGAATCTGACAGTTGGCGCTATTTATCACAGGGAAGAAGGTGTAAACGGGTTTAGCCCAACTGTAACGCATGAGTACGGCGGTCAATTCTTCTTAAACGGTAAAGACGGATTATCTGTAAACGTTGGCTCTTTCGTACTTGCAGAGTTTGATATCGTGGAGGAATAAAAATGTTCTGGATTCATTCGCCGCAAGGGTTGATTTATGTGCCTGGCATTGAATTAGAAGAACGACGCTACGGCGACACGGTGAACATCATAACAAAGGATTCAAAAGGCAATACGCTTAAAACGTATGTTTTTAACACTCCGGTTAAGGTTGAAAAAGATGATTAGATTTATTGGTTTTGTTGCATTGCTTATGTGCGGAATATTGCTTACTGACAATGACACTTGGCAAAGCGCTGTTGGCGGCTTACTTATTTTTCTTGCTGGTGGCATGGTTGGCAGTGATGATGCAGCAAACAAGAATAAACTTTCCGATCATTTACGCAGAGAGACAAAATGATGAATAGAAAAATGCTGGTACGCGCATTCGCGAAGATTGCTAAAAGATGGGGCGATTCAGCTAAAACACCTTACACGTTTAGTATGTACGGTTACAAGAATGCTCGCGAATGGGGTCGCATCATTGCAGATAACTATGAATCAGAAATGCTGGAGGCTTACGCAAGCTGGATTGATACGCCGCTAAATGAATGGGGCCAGGCTGAATATGATTGTTTTGCTGATGAAGAAATTTCTTGTTGGTAAGGAGAGTAAGCATGATCGCTAAAAATGACCTTTGCAACCTGTTAACGGCTGGTAATGATTATCAGGTTTTGAATAGCACAGAAGACCGTTATTTTATTGAGTGTGACAATGGGAATCGCATGTGGATTAAAAAATGCTTTTTCGAAAGCGAGCACCTAAGCAATGCAAAGCGGATCGCAGATGAAGCAAGCGCATTAGCAGAGCGTGAAAGAATTCGCGACATAGTAGCGGAGCAGGTTAGAAATTCGTGCTTGCCTGGTGGCGATATCTTCAAATCAATGCGCGGTGAAATGACGGTTGAAATTCAAGATCGCGCAATTGCAAAATCAGTTGATTCTGTAATTGAGAATGCGCGATTCAATGCGTTGACTGACTCAGATCCTAACGAATACGTCAAAGTGTTAGAGCAACTGCGTGAAGTGCTGCGAGTGCCGGAAGGTGAAAATATTGTCACTCATGCAAAAGTTGTAAGAGCGTTGGCTGATGCGCTGATTGGCCTGCAAAAATAGCACTTTTTGTTAAAACTTCCGCGAGGGCATTTGTTAAAGTGTCCTCATTGAAGCGAAACATAGAGATTACGAAATGGCTGTATACACTGGCAAGATGTTTAAATGTCACAATCCGATTTACGGCGGCAACTATGAGCTAATCATTGATGATGATCGCATTATTCTTGCTGATGATGACGCTGAAGAATATCACGAGGTTGTAGCGGATAAGTACGATAATGACGTTATGATCTTATCAGGAAACAACCGCATCAAGTTTTACGCAGTGGAGGAATAATAGATGATCGCAATCAACCTATCAGAAGAACAAGCGAAATCGTTGCTAAATAGCTTGGGATGGCGTTATGGCTCGGGTGAATATGAGCGATTGGATGTTAAAAGCGATGTTGCAAAAGAGGTTTTCATCCAGCTTGAGCAGCAATTAATGCCACGCTCAACAAGTGCGGCAGAGTTAGCAGTGTGGCGGCACGAAAACGGATTGAACGAAATGGATATTGAAAAGTGGAAGCGTAAAAACGAGGTGTTAGCATGATTTACATTCACTCTTACGGCGTTGGCAAGTTTGGCAGCAAGCAGATCAGAAACATTCACGACACGTTAGAAGAAGCGCAAGCACAGCAACGCGTTTTAGGTGGAGTTGTTCAGGCTTTCGAACCAGTGGAAGATCTGGAAATGCAAGAGGCCATAAAGGAAATCGTTGTTGATGAAGTTTCATGTATAATCGACGAATTGAGCACTGATGCGCCAGGGTTCGCAAGAACATTTGAACCAGGCTCAACGCAATGGGATTGCTGGAAGGTGAAAACCTTAAACAACATTCGAGCAATCTTGGATGGAAAATTTAACGAAAATTGATAGCTCAAATAGCGCCTCAATCGCATTCTAAGAGGCGCATTTTTTAGGAAGGTGATTCTATGCCTGAACACATAAAACCGTCGCAGTGGTGCGCACAGAAGCAAGAAGAAGCATTAGAGCGCGGCGACACTGACACAGCATTGCACTACTTTGAAATGTTTCAACTTTGGAAATCAAGAGGACTTTAAAATGTTTGGACTTAATGAGGCTGAATACAACATTGTTAAACGCGCTGCAAAAGAGTGCATGAAGGATCTGAAAGTTGAAGTTACGAGCGGCAACAAATACGATCATATTGCGGCTGGCATTATCACCAAACATCACACGCCAATTTCTACCTTAATCACTCGCACAAAGTTTGTATGGCTTGCTGGTTATATAGCTGGTCGATGGGGTAAGCCTGGCGAGTACGAATAATAAGCACTTGAATCAATGAAGGTTGACGTCGTGTTGTCTGATTGGTAGATTAAACGCCGTGAACATAAGAGGCTCAATAGAGCAAAGCGCGGCGCGTTAGCCGTAAAACTTAATCGGATTGGATCGCAAGGCGAATGACAATCGCGGGAACCGTAACCCGCAACCATTCAGGAGAATTCACGGTGCAAAACAAAGAAATCGCAAAGGTAACAATTATCGTTGAGCGTGACGGAAAGAAAACGCGATACAAGAAGCGATTTAAACAATGCGAGGCGATGTTAGGCCGGATCGGTGATTTCATGGTGAAATTGCAAGAGGATAAGCCGGATGAAATTCAAGGTTAAGCTAACCATCCGTCGCATGGGTCGCAATTGCGGATCATGTAAACAAGATTTCGAATGCGAGGTTGAAGCGCTAAACAATGTTGATGCGGTTCAATGTGCTAAAGTTCTTTCAGGTGCTAACCCTGAAACACACCAATTTTCAATTAATTATGTGAGGTCTATGTAATGCTGATGTTCATTGCGGGTTTTGGTTTTTGTGCGATTATCTGTTTCTTTCTCTATCTTTGTGTTTCGTGGGGTGTACAGCGTTGCGTAAAAGACAACGAATTAGTGATCGCCATTTACGAAAACAAAACTGATAAATGGAAGATTACTAAAAACTTTGAAAAGATTGCTGATGAAATTGCATTCCGTCGCAAGTTTGGCAAGCCTGGAAGCATCAAGTATATTGACTAATCCAAAGCCGAAACATAACCCGCCTTGTGCGGGTTTTTTTGTGTCTGCAATTTAGCTATAATCACGCATCAACAGGAGGATTTTATTATGGCTAAAAAAACAGAAGCGCCAGCCGCTGAAAGTCTAAACTTTAAAAAGTTATGGAATAAGCGATATTCCGATCTGGTAGGTAGTGAGATTGATAAACGCGCAACGCTAACGCCGGAACAAGTCATGAACCTGATTGTTCAGTATTTTGAGTGGGCGGAGCTAAACGCCATTAAAGCAGGTGAAACGGCATCCTTTCAGGGTCGAGTGTATCAGGATACGATTCACAAGCCGCGTATTTTTACATGGGAAGGGTTAAAGCTGTTTTGCGGTTTTTCCGGCACAGCACTAGCAAAGTGGAAACTTAAACCAGGCTATGATGTTGTTATTGAGTTTGCGGAATCTGTAATCAAAGAGCAAAAATACCAGTTAGCTGCAAACGGAATGATTAACAGCACCATGATCGCAAAAGAGCTTGGCATTGATAAAGGCGACACGTTCAATATTAGCGCCAACGCCAAAGAGCAAGACAATACAGAAGAAGCGATGAAAAACGCAGTCGCAAGCGTCCTAAGCAAGATTTAAAGGTGAATGCTATGTTGATTTGGGAAGATTTAACAAAACTTGAAAAGATGGCTATTAAGGAATTAAGCACACACGATTTTGATACTTTCGTTAAAATCTGGTTCCCTATCCAGCAGGGCGAAAAATGGATTCCTAACTGGCATCACCTTTATATTGCAAGGGCAATTGATGAAATTATTGAAGGTGTGCGCAAAGATACCATTTTTAACGTAACTCCAGGTTCAGGCAAAACCGAATTGCTTTCGATCCACTTTCCGCCTTATTCATATTTGAAATTGAACAAGGTGAGAAATCTTAATATTTCGTTTGCTGATACACTGGTTAAACGTAACAGTAAGCGTGTGCGCGATCTGGTTAACTCGCGAGAATGGCAAGAGCTTTACCCCGCAAAAACTGGTACAAGCAAGGATGATGAATTTCAGATCCTTAATGACGCTGGCAAAGTTCGCCTGGAAATGATTAGTAAATCAATGGGCGGTCAGATTACTGGTAGCCGTGGCGGTTACATCACGCCTGGTGTTTATTCCGGTTGTGTAACGCTTGACGATCCAGAAAAGCCAGATGATATGTTTTCGAAGGTGAAGCGTGAGCGCGGTCAAATGATCGCAAAGAACACCATTCGATCACGTCGCGCACATTCAGAAACGCCGATTATCGTTATTCAGCAGCGTCTACACGCGCAGGATATGACCTGGTTTCTGATGAATGGCGGAATGGGTATTGAATTTGATCAGATATCAATTCCGGCGATGGTTACGGAGGAATACGGGAAATCGCTTCCTGATTGGTTGCAACCGCACTTTGAAAAGGATGTGCTTTCGTCTGAATACATCGTTATTGATGGCGTTAAGTATTATTCTTTTTGGCCTAGCAAGGAAAGCATTCATGACCTGAAAGCGCTACGCGATGCGGATTTATACACGTTCCTTTCTCAGTACCAGCAAGAGCCAATTGCTCTTGGCGGCAACGCAATTAACGTTGGATGGTTCCAGTATTACGGAACCGGAGAAAAATCAACGATGCCAAAACCGGATCGCTTTGATTATACGTTTATTACGGCTGATACCGCTCAGAAAGAAGGTGAGCTAAACGACTACAGCGTTTTATGTTATTGGGGCATGTTCAAAGGCCGCATCTATTTTATTGACGGTGTGCGCGGCAAATGGGAAGCGCCAATGTTAGAAACGCAGTTTAAAGCGTTTGTTAAACAGTGCTGGAACCGTAACAAAGAATGCGGAAACTTGCGTAAAATTTACGTGGAAGATAAAGCGAGCGGCACAGGTTTGATCCAGAATTGCCGCAAAGCATTTCCGATAGAAATTACGCCAGTGCAACGCGATAAAGACAAAGTAACGCGCTGCATGGACGCACAGCCAGTGATCAAGAATGGTTATGTTGTATTGCCTGAATCGCATCACATGCTTGCTGAATTTCTGGCAGAGGCGGCGGCATTCACTTATGATGATAGCCATCCTCATGATGATATTATGGATAACCTTTTTGATGCGGTTAATATTGAGCTTAACCTTGCTGATAATGCGGTTGATAGAATGAAGCGTTTAGCTGGATTAGCGAAGCGTTAATGTGTAAAATCAAAGGCTGGAATATTCCGGCCTTTTTTATTATGGGGGTATTTATGAGCGACAAGGTAAAGGCCATTACTAAAGAGGATGGTTACAATGAAATTTTCGGATCTAAAGATGGAACGTTTAGGCCGAATGCTTTTTACATGCAAAGCGCGGCATTTAAAACGTTATCGCAATTTTATGAAGAAGATGGAATGGCGCGGCGCATTGTTGATGTTATTCCTGAAGAAATGGTAACGCCTGGTTTTAAAGTTGACGGCGTGAAAAATGAAAAGGCTTTTAAATCACGTTGGGATGAATTGCGACTAAACGCTAAAATTATTGATGCACTTTCATGGTCGCGTTTATTTGGCGGTTCTGCAATTCTTGCTGTTGTGGCTGATAACAGAATGTTGAAATCACCTGTTAAGCCTGGCGCACAACTTGAAGATATTCGCGTATATGATCGCTATCAGATCACCATTCAGGAGCGTGAAACTAATGCGCGGAGTGTTCGTTACGGCGAGCCAAAACTTTATAAGATCTCACCTGGCGGAGACATACCTGAATTCTTTGTTCATTACTCGCGTATTTGCATCATTGATGGTGAGCGCGTATCGAATGAAAAACGCCGTCAAAATGATGGTTGGGGTGCAAGCATTTTAAACAAGCGTTTGATTGAGGCGATTGTTGATTATAACTATTGCCAGGAATTAGCAACGCAATTGCTACGCCGAAAACAACAAGCAGTATGGAAAGCGCGTGATCTGGCTTTGATGTGCGACGACGAAGAAGGGCGCTATGCGGCGCGTTTGCGTTTGGCTCAGGTTGATGACGAAAGCGGAGTTGGTAAGGCGATTGGTATTGATGCCACCGATGAAGAATATGAGGTGCTTAATTCTGACGTTTCAGGCGTTCCAGAGTTCTTACAGGAAAAGATTGATCGCATTGTTGCCCTAACTGGCATTCATGAAATCATCCTCAAAAATAAGAACACTGGCGGCGTTTCAGCGAGTCAAAACACGGCGCTAGAGACTTTCTATAAGTTGATTGATCGAAAGCGCGGAGAGGATTACAAGCCGATTCTTGAATTCCTTTTGCCGTTCATGATCGCAGAAACGGAATGGTCTATTGAATTCGAACCGTTAAGCGTTCCGAGCGATAAGGACAAAGCTGAAATTATGGCTAAGAACGTTGAATCTGTTGTAAAATTGAAAGCTGAACAGGCGATTGATCTCAAAGAAACAAGAGACACTTTGCGATCCATTTGTCCAGATCTTAAAATCAGGGACAATGACAACATTGAATTGCCAGAGCCGGAAGATTTAGATCCAGAGCCAGGGCAAGAGGGAGGATTGAATAAATGATGTTTCCCGATATGACAGAGAGCGACGTTGAAAAGGCGCTTAATGATCTGGCGGTTGATATCACTGAAAACAATGCTGATGTAGAGGCGGCAATTGCCGCCTTTATGTTGCTGGTTTACGGGTTCGCCGTTAGTGCATATAAATATCACACTCGCCAGTTTATCAGAATGGCAAAGCAAACAGGCGGCGCAAATAATCGATCCGTTATCCTTCTGATTGGTGGTGTTTACGGAAATATGAATGAACGTTGGTTCAATTCAAAATACATAACCTGGCGATCACTTATTGAGGCATACGTAAGGAAATTTGCGTATAATGTGCTTGATGATTGGGAAGTACAACAGCGTTTAAATGAGTTACGCGAGCAAGCAGAAACAAGAGCACAGATCAGAAAGCGTCTAAGAAAATATAAAGCGTGGGCTAAAAATAGGGCGTCTGGTTTTGTTGGTTCGTGGTATTCCGTGTTAATGTATCAACGCGTAGTTGATGCCGGAGTTACCCATTATATTTGGCGCACTCAGGAAGATAACAGGGTTAGACCTGAACACGCGAAATTGGACATGAAGCGGATCTCATTGGCAATAAAGCACATATTCCCAGGGCAGGAGTATAATTGTCGCTGTTGGGCACAACCGGATTGGAAAACAGAGCAAGAGGTATATTTATGAAGAAGGTGCAACGCTTTGATAGTGTCAGAGTAAAGGCTCATTTTGATGAACACGGATTTTTAGTTGATCGGCCTATTGTGGCGCGAATTGGTTTGCAGATTTATCAAACGCCATACGGCGAGCGTAGAGAATTCAGGCCAGCAAGTGAAGTGTTTAAAGCTGATAGCCTAGCGACTTACGCAGGGAAACCAATCACTGTTGGTCACGTCACTGTAACGCCTGAAAATGCGCGTGATGTTGTTGTTGGTACTTGTTCCGGTGCTGGAATTCCTAACGGGATCGGAGTTGAAGCGCCTTTGAACATTTACGCAAAAGACGCTATAGAAAGCGCCAAGAAAAAGCAAACGGCTGAAATTAGCGTTGGTTATACGTCGATTGATATTGATAAGCCTGGTTATGGCTCTAATGAAACTGGTGAATACATCTTTGAAGAAGATCTAAAAGAAGATGAACAGCCGCCGGAAGGATGGGTGAAATTTGATGCGCTGCAAACAAGCATTAGCGTTAACCATATTGCGTTAGTGTTTAAGGGTCGCGCTGGCATTGCAAAATTGAATCTTGATAGCGAGCAAGAATTCCCGTATGATATCGACGTTAAATTAAATAAAGAGGACGAAGTTATGACCGTTAAAATTAAACTTGATGGTGCTGTTGAATTTGACGTACCAAAAGAAGTTGCTACTTTTATCGAAACCGTGAAAGCAGACGCTACAGCGGCAAAAACTAAAGCCGATAGTCTGGAAGCAGAGCGCGATGCGCTACAGGCGAAAGTTGACGGCATTCCGGCACAGATTGAAGAAGCCGTGAAAAAAGCAAAAGCTGACGCTGATGAACATGCCGCGCTGGTCGCTACCGCTTCCGAAGTTGGCGTAAAATGCGACGGACTAACCGCCAAAGAAATTAAGATCGCATATGTGAAAGAGGTCATGGGTAATGATATTAGCGCAAAGGCTGATGCATATATTGATACCGCTTTTGATATCGCTAAAGAATCTGATAAAATGGCGGCTCAACGTATCGCATTAAAAGGCGATGCAGCAAAAAACAAACAGGATGAAGCGGAAACAGTTCTTGATCCTTCCGCACGTCTGAATAAAGCTAAGTAAGGAGAAAATATTATGGCTCAGATTTCAGCAAGTTATCATGTTGCAATGGCTCGCGCCTTGCCTGGTCAAGTTTCTGACACTTCCGCGTATAACATCGACGGCGCTTGTGTTCTTGATGTTGATGCCGGATCAACAATTTATGTTGGCGTTGGTGTTCAACATGGCGGAGTTAGCGCAAGCGGTGAGAAATTAATTAAGGCTATGGCGGCGTCTGGTAATGCTTATGGTGTTGCTATTCGATCCAACTTCCAGACCACATCTAAAGATGGTCGCATGGTTTATGAGGCTGGTAGCGGAATTAACGTAATGACTAAAGGGCGCGTTTGGATGGTATCTGTAGAATCGGAAGCGCCAGCATTCAAAACACCTATCAAGCTTGATAATTCAGGACAGGTTGATTTAACGTCTGGATTAATTGAAACCACTTGGATCGCAACTGGAGACTTTACGGAATTCCAAGGTCTAAAACTCGTTGAGGTTCAATTGGTATAATAATAAGGCCGGATTATTCCGGCCTTTTATATATGGTGGTTTTATGTCTGATTACGGTTCTATAATAGGTATAGTTGAAAATGGGTGCTTGGTAGATTCAAGCCTTTATAATATAGATGGCTCGCCAGTTATGGATGTTTCAGCCGTGATAGGTAAGGCCGTGTGTGTTGATCGCATATCTTGCGGTTACAAAATAATCAGCCACAATTTTAATGAAAACTCAAAGCATTACGGAATCGTTACGCGTGATTATATGGATTTTTGCAAAGAATATTACGACTCCGGAGATCCTGTTAACGTAATAACTCATGGTCGAATTTGGGTAATCACTCAGGACGAACATGATATTCCATCGCATAAAGATCCTGTTTTTGTTAAAGGCGATGGCTCTATATCAACAAGTGGATTTCCTACTAGTTGGTTTTTTACTGGCGAATACGTAAGATATTCACACGGATATATTTTACTATCAGTTCAGTTGTAGTGTGCTAACACAAAAAAACACTTGAACGTTTAACAAAAAATGCTATATTAAAGCCGTTATTATGACGGCTTTTCTATGAGGGAAAATATTATGTCTAAAGAAATGAAATATGATGAATTTGAAGCAAACGTGATCGCCAACCACATGCAGTTACGCGGCGCTAAAAACGACGCATCTGATATGGGTATTTGGACGGCTCAAGAGCTTCATAAAATTAAGGCTCAAGCCTATGAAAAAGAATATCCGGCAGGTTCCGCACTGCGTGTATTCCCTGTAACGTCCGAGCTTTCTGATACAGATAAAACTTTTGAATATCAGACTTTCGACAGAGTAGGCCACGCAAAAATCATCGCTGATTACACTGATGATCTGCCAACTGTTGACGCGCTGATGACCTCTGAATTCGGTAAAGTGTTCCGCCTGGGTAATGCGTTCCTGATTTCCATTGACGAAATCAAAGCAGGTCAACGCACTGGCAAGAGCCTTTCCACTCGCAAGGCCAACGCCGCACAGAATGCGCATGATCAGCTTGTAAACCACCTGGTTTTCAAAGGCTCTAAACCGCATAAAATTATCAGCGTGTTTGATCATCCAAACCTGACAACTATCAACTCCGCAGGTTGGAACAACGCCGCAGGTACTGGTAAAAAGCCGGAAACCGCACAGGATGAATTAGAGCAAGCGATTGAAAAAATCGAAACGCTGACCAACGGGCAGCACCGCGCTAATATGATCCTGATTCCGCCGTCAATGCGTAAAGTTCTGATGGTTCGTATGCCGGAAACAACCATGAGCTATCTTGATTATTTCAAGCAGCAGAATGGCGGTATCACTATCGAATCCATTTCCGAGCTTGAAGATATCGACGGCGCAGGTACTAAAGCGGCGCTGGTTTACGAAAAAGATCCAATGAACATGAGCATTGAGATTCCAGAAGCGTTTAACATGCTGACCGCGCAACCTAAAGACCTGCATTTCAAAGTGCCTTGCACCTCTAAATGTACTGGCCTGACGATTTACCGTCCGTTAACGCTGGTTCTGATTAAAGGTCTTGTAGTAGGCTGATAATTCAATTAATATAGGGAACCGTTAAAAGGTTCCCTTTTTTTATATCTGGAGAAAAACAAATGGCTAAAGAAAAAGAAATTACACTGGTTAACACTGGCGTTGCACTGATTATTATTGATCGCGTTGACGTTATGCCAGGTAAGGAAATTACCGTTGCGGAAAGCGTGTTAGAGCGGCAGGGTACAAAATCACTGGTTGCACAAGGCAAGCTAACCGTAAAAGATAACAGCGAGCTAAACGATAAGATCATTGAAGCGTTCAACGAAAAACGCAAGCCAAACCCAACCGAAGGCAAAAGCAAAGCACAGCTTGAGGACGGCGGCGAGTATTAATTAGAAAGGGCGCTCATGTAGCGCCTTTTTTATTATGGGGGTTATTATGGTTGATGAAATTTATGGCGATATTGAGATCCTAGAGCAAATTTATAAAATCGCGCCAGCATTCAAGAAAGTTGATCCTGAATTGATTCAGGCATGGATTGAACTGGCTAAAGATTTCGTTTGCGAAAAGCATTTCAAAGACAAATATTTCCGCGCTGTCGCTCTTTACACTTTGCACCTGATGACTCTTGACGGAGCTATGAAACAGGAAAGTGAGAGCGTAGAAAGCTACTCGCATCGTATAGCGTCATTTTCCCTGACTGGTGAGTTTTCGCAGACGTTCAGCAAAGTTAGCGACGACACAAGCGGTAACACGTTGCGCCAAACGCCGTGGGGTAAAATGTATGAAGTTCTCAACAAGAAAAAAGGCGGCGGATTTGGCCTTACAACTGCCTTTCATCGGAGGTGCTCACGATGAATTATGAACAAATCAGATCTATGGCATCGGCTGGAATTAATTTTTTTAGCGATGGAACGGGTGAATTTGATTGCATTACTCAACCTGGAAGCGTTGAAATTGTTGGCGGTATTGAGGTTGAAAAACCTGAAATAAAGGTGAAGATTAAAGGTCTTGTGAGAGCACCACGGACGCGAGAAGTTGACGGAGAGGTAATTAGAGTTACCGACAAGTTAGGCGTTTTTAATGCTGATGTAGAGCTTAAAAACGGATATCAGATTGATATAGACGGCGAGCGTTATGTTATGGTTGAAACAAGACCAATCAGACCAACAAGCATTACCGTTGCTTACCGTCCAATAATGCGGAGGGTTGCGGTTCATGGCTGATTATTCGATCCGAGAATTTCATGGCGACGTTAACAAATGGATCGAGCAAGTAGAAAACGGCTTGAATGATGTGATTCAGATTTTTGGTGAAAAGGTTCACGGCGCATTAGTTGATATTGCGCCAGTTGATACAGGACGATTTAAAGCCAATATGCAGATCACAGCAAACAAGCCGCCACTTTACGCGCTTAACCAATATGATCGCGACGGTGAAAAAATAAAGGCGGAAGGTCGCAGGACGCTTTATGCTTTATTGCATGGCGGCGGCGCAATTAAATCAATATACTTTTCCAATATGCTGATTTACGCTAATGCTCTTGAATATGGTCATTCAAAGCAAGCGCCAGCGGGGGTATTTGGTATCGTTGCGATCCGGTTGCGCTCTTACATGGCGGAAGCGATAAGGGAGGCGAGAAAGAAAAATGCACTATGAATTATCTGTTGCGGCAAGAATGGCGCTGGCTCAAGAATACGAAAGCGAATATATGATCGCTTATGAAAACGTTGAATTTACGCCACCAAAAGGCGGCGGCATTTGGCTTAAATATGACTACAAAGAAGCAGATACAATAATTCATGATCTGAAAAGGAAATGCATTAGCTATATTGGAATGGTTCAGATCGGAATTGAATTCCCGCCAGGTTCAGGAATTGATAAGGCTCGCAAGCTGGCAAAAAATATTGCTGATTTCTTTGAAGATGGTAAAATGCTTTCGAATGGCTATATTTCAGAAGGTGCAAAAGTGCATCAAGTTCAGAAATCAGAATCAGGCTGGTTTTATCCAGTACGTTTTTATGTTCGTTATGATGGTTAATAAAGGGGGCTATTATGCACTTACCTAACGGATCACAGATTTTTATTGAAAACACGCGCGGCTCAGAAATCAAAGCAACAGCAATCAGCAACGCAACAGATCCGGTGTTTACCGCGTCTGATACTGGCGGATTGAAAAAAGGTGATTATGTGATTGTCACTGCATCAACGTGGGGTAAACTTCTTGATCGTGTACTGCGAGTTAAAGAGGTTAGCGATAACACAAGTTTCACTCTTGAAGGTATCGACACCACTGATGAAAACGTTTTTCCGTCCGGCGCTACTGGTAGCGTTATGAAAATTGAATCATGGACAGAGATCCCATGCGTACAGGACTTGGGGCAGGACGGCGGCGAGCAGCAGTATTACAATTA